GTTCGAGCGGTCGTTCAGTGGACAGCTTTTATATGAGAGGACAGTGTTTAGTATGGCAAAGAGGAAACCAAAGGTTATAACGAGGGTACCTATCATACGGAAAGCTATAATATTACCGAAAGAGGTGAAGGCATATTTAAGACTATTACAAATGCAAGAAGAGACTAGAGAAGATGACATTCTAGAGATTGTAAGGCATTATGAGATGTTGGCACGAAAGGTAATAGGGAAGGCTGGTTACTCAGTTGTATCCCATAAAGAGCCTACAAAGAGCAAGAGATGGATACACTTTGAAAGAGTATACGAAATATGTAGAATGCAACAGTGGGATGGAAAGTTATATATTGAATCCCAGTTTCAGAGATTAGGTGGAATACCAATGGCTCATATGATGTATTCCGTTCGTGCCTTGAGATACTTCACAAACTATCTGGCAGATATCAAACGTAAGTCAGAGAAGGACGTGGGTGGCAAGAAAAAAGAAAAAGGAAGACAGACTCTCAGCAGTAGGGAAGAAGTGATTGAGGGTGTAATCTCCTCTGCGGAGACTCTAAACACCTACATCAAGCAGTCTATTATGGATGACAAAGCCCAGTACAAGGCTATCAAAATCTATCAGGCTTGGAGGGAGTTGTCCCCATACTATCTATGGTCAGTGCCTTGGTTTCATGATGTTGTATCCACAATGACAGGAGATTCCAATAGGGAGAAGCTGGTTATGAAGGAGTTTAACATGATTCACGAGTCCAAGACGTTACAGGAACTCATAGAAAAGACTGTGAAAGAAGTAGAGTCTCACTTTAGTATTCCTCCTAACATCAAACTGGGATAGGCAAGAGAGGACTTTTGGGGTCTTCTCTTTTATTAAGTCGGAGGACAGTTTGAAGGGGGTAGCATATTGCATGCCTGAAACATATGAATTTTCAGAATCGTTCCAGTCTAAGATACTGGCACTAATGGCACGTGACAAAGTTTTCTACATTACATTTAGAGAAGTACTAAAACCTAAGTTTCTTAGGAAAGACATTCATATTGACATGGCTCGTATCATTCAAGAACACTATGAGAAAGAGTCAGACCGTGCTACTAAGAAAGGCACTGACGTTAACCCTCCAACTACAGAGGTACTTTGGGAAGAGGTAAGGAAACTTACCAAGAATAATAAACTCAAAGCTAAGATAAAAGACCAGTATGAAGATTGTATACTGGATATATTTGATGCTGACCTGTCAGATGCGGAGTATATAAAGGACAATGTTATTGCATTTGGTAGGCGTTCTGCAATTGAACAGGCTATCTGGGACTCTGTAGGGTTGCTGGAAAAGGGTACATCAGAGGATTTCAATAAGATAGAAGACCTGGTAGGTAAAGCTCTTAGAATAGGTGAAGACATTGGTGACTTGGGTACAGATTACTACTCCAATGCTCAAGAACGTATTGAGAACTATCGTGAGGGTACGGATGGTGTTCGTAGGATTCCAACAGGGATATCTGGTGTAGATAATATTCTACATGGGGGTCTTGGTGGAGGAGAACTAGGGGTTGTTATCGCACCTCCTAACCGTGGTAAATCTATTGCATTGATTAACATTGGTGCAGGAGCAGTACTAGAAGGTTACAACGTAGTACACTTCACACTAGAGATGCCAGAGAAACAGGTTACTAAGCGTTATGACCAACGCTTAATGGGTAAATCATTCGAGTATATGAAAGATAACCCAGACAAGATACTTAAAGCGATTATGAATATGCAGAAGACTAAGAGAGGTCAACTGTTCGTTAAGAAGTACAAGACTAATGATTGTACGGTACACACAATGCGTTCATACCTTACTAGGTTATGGATGGAGAAAGGCATTAAGCCTGACGTTATTATTGTCGATTACGGTGACCTTGTACAACCACGTAGAACCTACGCTGACAAGCGTTTCGAATTAGAGTCTGTGTACTTAGACTTACGTGACTTAGCAGCTGAGTATGACTGTCCAGTGTGGACTGCATCACAGGCTAACCGTGGAGCACTAGACAAGAAGGTTATCACAATTGGTGACTTAGCAGAGGCATTCAATAAAGCTAACATTGCAGACTTTATGATGGCTCTATGTCAGACTACGGAAGAAAAAGAAGATGGCGAAATGCGTATCTATATCTCTAAACACAGGGATGGTGAAGCCAATATATCCATCAATAATGAAATAGACTACGCTACGATGACCTTGAGTTCATACGAATAGGGAGGATTTATATGGGAATAGTGACGGAGAAGGTACCACCATTAAAACTACTAGGTAAAGAGGGAGCAGACTTAAACTACTGGAGTTTTCTAGGAAATATCCATCACAACCCTATGGTTGTGGAGACTCCATGCTCTAAGTGTTACTCTAAGAGCATAAATGTTAATTCTATTCTGGCAGGTGAGGTAACAAATCCTATCTTTAATAGAGTTATAATGAATGCTATTAAAACTACTGAGGGTATATACTATGTGGGTGGTTGTGGTGAGTGTGGTACTGTTTACTGGGGGAAAGGGGAATAGTCAATGTTAGAACATGGAACTACTCTAAAGGAACACTTTGCAGCTATCGTAGGTATGATAAGAGAGGGAACAGTTGATAGTTACGATATAACTATGAGAACTGAATCAGCCCACTTTGAGGACTACCTAAAGAAGGAACGTATCAGATACAGTAAAACTGTTAGTTATGGTACGGGGATTGGCTCTTTACCTATTAACACATTTAGACTGGAGGAATAAATAATGAATTGTCCAAGTTGTAAAAAGCGTGGACACAACGTAGAGGTTATCAACAGTGGTAACCTCTATCGTTGTTTAAGATGCTTAAAAGATACCACGGAGAAGGAATTCAAAGAATCCCTTTCTTTAAAGGGAAGGGGCAAGGTTCTCTTGTGTACTATTCATGGAAGGACGGTTATGCCTGATGCTGACGTACAACTGTTAGCAGTAGGGAAACCTAAGGGTAGAACTTATTTCCAGTGGTGGGAGCATAAGCCAGGACTAGCACCTACTAGAGAGCTTGTCACGTTCACCAAGGAGCATAATAGAAAAGGTAGACTGGATGGGTGGTTTGAACGCTACACTGAAAGCCTACTAGCTGAATGGGAAGAGCGTGGAGACTTCTTTAGTCAGTTTAGCGAGGTTATTTATTGGTTGACAGAAGGTAAGACAGTGGCGATAGCTTGTTACTGTGATCATCGTAAGCGACCTGTGTGTCATCTGAGCATTTTGAGAGGTTTAATAGAGGACTTTGGTTTTACTGTAGAAGAGGCAGAACCAATACAATATAAATAGGAGGGGTCAAGATGAGTATGGTGCGTATTGAGTTAAACGAGATACGTAAGGGGACTATTAAAAGTTTTGTTGAAGCGTGGTCAGATGTAGAAGACAGAAGTGCTACAGACTGGGGTATAAAGGCTGGCTTAGGATGGGTAGTACGCAAGCTACACATAGAAGAGTTTATCCATGAGCCAGGTGAGATTGTAGTAGATGTTCCTTTGTCCATCATTGAAGAGTGTAGGAAAGAGTGGAAAGAAAACTCCATAAATGCCTACTGGAATTTAGGCTACGCAAGGGCAATTTTTACAGTATTCATGACTCTAGGCTTAAAGGTTGAGCCAGACCCAGAGCCTATAGAATATATAACAAATTACTACAATAAATAGGAGATGATACCATGAAGTACGCAATATCAGCAGACGTGCATGGACACATATACCCAGAGCACAATAAACCATCTGACCTTACAGGGTCTACACGATTAGATAGAATTATTCTATCTTTACGATACAAGAAAGAGTACTGTTTAGCTAACGGTATTAAGCACATGATGTTTGCAGGAGACTTATACCACCAGAGAGCAAGAGTACATACAGTGGTTTACAATAGTCTACGTGATGAAATTAAGGCTATAGGTGAAGCAGGTATTGAGGTGCTGATGATTCCTGGTAACCATGACCAAATAGATAACAGTGACTTCCCACAACACTCACTACACTCGTTTAGAGAGTTAGACAACATAACAGTTGTTGATGACTACCGCATAGTGAAGTTTGGGGACGCTGATGTAGTGTGTGTACCTTATAGCAAGAATGCACAGATGATTAAGACCTTCCTTGAGTCTATACCTACTGACTTAGAGAATCCTATCCTATTAGGACACATGGGAATCAGTGGTGGGTTCGTAGGTAATGGTAACTTCCCTATGGCTGATGCCTTTACTGTAGAGGACTTGAGACCTGACCTGTTCAAATATGTATTCTTGGGTCACTTCCATATGTATCAACTACTAGGAGGTCACCCTCATGTAATGTATGTTGGCTCTCCACTAGAGCATAGTCATGGAGATGAAGGAGAGGACAAGGGCTTTGTAGTAGCAGACACTAGCAAACGCTTTGATACTAAGCTGATACCTATCCCTAATCCTAAATTCCTAACCTTAGACAGAGACGCTATCATGGATGGAGCGGTATTGGAAGAACATGCTAGACTGGGTAACTATCTACGCTTTGAGCTAAATGCTGAAGATGCAGCATGGCTATCATCAGTAGCTCCTGTGAACTTGTTGTATAAGGTCATCCTAAAGAAAGAATACAAGGAAGAGCTAAGAGTCCCTGTTAAAATAGGAATGAGCTTTGAGGATATTATAACTAAGTACGCTGAAGAATATGACCCAGATGCTTTGGAGCTAGGGTTAGAAATACTTCAAAGGGTACAGCAAGCGAAAGGGGTGTAACTGATGTGTACTACATGTGTACGTCAACCTGTTAAAGTCAAACGTAAAGCTATAACATATTTCACAGACCACGGTATAGGGAACGGTAAGTGGTTTGCATTCCCTAAACCAGAGGATGAGAGACCTCCTAGACTTACTAGGAAATTACAAAATAATGAGAAACTTATATGGTGTCCCTGGTGTGCAGAGTACACCATCTACAAGAAAAAGCGTTCAGATACTAACTTCAACTGTACTGGTTGGTGTGGTTGGGGCAACACTGGAGAGTTCTATGTAAACAAGTATAACGATTTATGGTTTGATGATGTGCCTACAGCAGACCTTAAGAAAGTGGTTATGCCAGCTCCAGCTAAACCTAGAGGTGGTAAGAAACGGAGGGGTTAAGGTGAAGATAGTTAAACAGGATAAAGGTAAAGTCATCGTGGAACTAAACCCTATAGAAGCAGAAATGTTTCAAAAGAGTATGGTAAGACATGCCAAGATGTTAAATAAAAAGTGGGAAGCCCTAGAGACAAAAATACCTGAGGAGTTTCTGTACCACGCTGCTAGAAAAGACAATGCAGATGGCTTGAAGCGTAAATTCGGTATAATAGTCAATAGATTTAGAGAATGGGGAGTCCTAAAGTAGCGGTTGAGAAAATTCTCAATCGCTTTCTTTTTTATTTGTGAAGGGCGAACGACATACGGGAAGGTGATAGAATGATAATTGGAGAGGTTATAGCTGAAGTGGTCGTAGCCATTCTGGAACTTGTAGGAGTAGTTATTGAGTCTAAGAGTAACAAGGAGGAAGAGGAATGAGACTAGGTGAATTAGAAGTACAGAATTTTCTATCTATTCAAGAAGCATCAATAGACCTCTCTAATAAGGGGTTAGTGCTTGTACAGGGAGACAATAAGGACTCTACAGCTTTTGATAGCAATGGGTCAGGTAAGTCTACTTTAGTGTCTGAATCCCCAACATGGTGTATCTATGGTAAGACAATCCGTGGATTTAAGCCTGACAAGGTGGTTAACCGTATTGCTGAAAAGGATACAAGGGTGTCTCTAAAAATCTATGATGATATGGGAGACGAATACCAGATTGTTCGCCATCGTAAGCATCGAGAATATAAGAACCATGTTCTTCTATATAGAAATGGTGAGAATATAACAGGCAAGAGTGACACTGATACAGATAAGATGATTGAGGACATTATCGGTATGGACTTTGTAACGTTCTCTAATTCTATCATGTTTGGTCAAGGTGCAGATACTATGTTCGCCCTAGCAACAGATGCTACCCAAAAGCAGGTTCTAGAAAGAATGCTACAAATTGAGCTATTCAAGGATATGCAGGAAGAAGCTAAAAAGGGATTAGCTAAAGAAGAGATGGAAATCTCTAAGCTTAATTCTGACATACAAGCCACTCAAACTGGTCTATCTACTATCAGAACCACTATTGAAGACTTACAGAATAAGGAAGCAGCACTAGAGAAGACTGTAGATGTACGTATTGGTGAACTTAATAAAGAGCTAGAAGAGACAGAAGACCAATTAAGTCTACAGCCCAGTACCAAGGACTTAGAGGAAGATAAGGAAGAAGTAAAAGGATTAATAGCTGACGTAGAGAAGGGTCTGGCTTCATACGAGACAACTGAGAAGCAGAAGACAGAACTACTAGGCACTATTAACGCCTTAGAGAAAGAGATTGATAGATATAACAAGCATATTAAGAAGACAGAAAAACAACTAGATGACGTCAAGAACAAAAGAGACATACCAGAAAACTGTTCTGCATGTGGGCAAGCGCTTCCTTTGGAAGACACAACCGCAATCGAAAATCACCTACAAAGTGATATAGACAAAAACAAGAAAGAGCGAGAAGAAGCGGAAGACGATTTGGAAGAAATGATTGGTTATTTGAAAGCCACTAACAAGAAGCTAGAGAAGAAGAAACCTCTAGAGGTAAGTCTAAATGACCTACGTACAGAACTGGCAGAAACCAATAGTGAAATTAAGTCAATTGATAGCAAGAAGGCTTCTATTGAGAAATCAATCGCTAGTATCAAGAGACAGATAAAAGAGCAGGAAGACCTAAAGAACTCTACGTTTACAGAGATTATTGAGAAGAACATAGAGGACGCTAAGGTTCTGGAAGCTAAGATACAAGAGACTAACAAGAAGATGGAAGAGCACATGGCTATGGCTAAGAAGTATGAATTCTGGGTTAATGGCTTCAGTAACCAAGGTATCAAGTCAGTCCTACTGGACAGTGTGACTCCATTCCTTAATGAACGTGCAAACTACTATCTATCTAAGCTAACTGAATCAACTATTGAGGTTGAATTTACTACACAAGAGAAGCTTAAAAATGGTAAGATTAAAGATAAGTTCTCCGTAAAGGTCACTAACATTCACGGTGATGATGAGTACAAGGGTAACAGTAATGGTGAAAAACGTAGGGTTGACGTTGCTATTAACATGGCTCTGCAAGACCTTGTGTCATCTAGGTCTAATAAGAAACTGGACATCATCGTATATGATGAGGTATTCGATGGTCTAGATGAAATCGGTTGTAACACTGTTATTGAACTTCTACAAGAGAAGGCTAAAATCTTTGGTACAGTTATTGTTATCACTCATAATGAACATCTTAAACAGTTGTTTAATAAGTACCTCAATGTGGTTAAAGAGGACGGTAGAACGGTGGTGCTTGAATTTGCAGCATAATAGTGGAAGGTCTAAACATGCCCTCACATTACCAGGTTTAGATAAGCCTATATCTAAGTACCTTGAGAAAGCAGAGGGGAGACTAAAGGCTAGTGCAATTGTCAGGGAGATAGAGTGTGTCATCTATAGAAAGATAGGGGAGTTTGAAACAATCACTGGTAGGAAGGCAAGATATGTTATAATGGATGAAAACACTAAAACAAAGCTTAGTGTTATGAAAAGCATAGCTAATCCTGTGCCCCTTGACCACAACTTGCCTACTCGTTTAATGTTCAATAACCTACCTATAATAGTGGTATACGGAAGAGGGGAGGGAATACAAATTGGATGCTAATGGATATGACATTGAGAGACGTATTATGAAGGAAGTCCATGACTTTCATATAAAGAAGTATAGGAATCCTGATTATGTTATATTAGATAACGGAACCTATGAGGAGTTACTAGATAGTTGTAGAAAGATAAGCAAGACGACTGAACCCTTACCAGATATAGCTCAGTATGCAGGAATGGATGTCGTGAGAACATTTACAGTAGGTAGAGGAATAGCTGTAGGGGAGGATGCAAGATGATAAACCTGCACTTAGATGATGAAGTGAGTTTTGTATACATTAACTGGCGTGGGGAGAAGGCTAGGCGTTATGTGAGGGTAACAGGGTTCTACTGGGGTAAGACTGATTGGCACCCAGAGTATCAGATGTTGTTATATGCATATGATTTCGATAAGAAGAAGCACAGGTACTTTGCAGTAAAAGATATGAGCGATGTTGCACCAATGTAACAATTAATACTTAGGAGACGATTTCCAGACTCTTGCCTTTAATTAGGTGAGAGTCTTTTTCATGAGAGGTGATATAGATGATAACAGACTACCTAGACGGATCACTAGGAGAGGGTAATTACCATAAGACCGAGAAGGGTGACCAGTACAGCTACCAGTGTCCCTTCTGTAAAGACCATAGAGACAGGATGTTTGTCAATGTGAACAGGAAGGTATACTTCTGTCATAACTGTGATGCAACTGGTACTTTAATCTCACTTATAGCAGATTATACACAGATTTCATACAAGGAAGCACTGGATATATTCAGAGAATATGATGGGTATGAGCAAGAGCTACCAGATGACCTAGAGGAAGAGATATACAAGAGATTGTATAAGGCACCAGAGATTGAGATAGTTAAGACTATACACCCTTTACCTGACGAGTTTGTCCCAATAGAAGAAGCTAGGGGAAAACTAGGAAAAGAGGTGGTCAAGTATATTAGGAGCAGGGGACTGACTCTTAGTATGGCAGAGCGTTATTCAATGGGATATTGTGATGGGGGTCAATACGATAGACGTATCATCATGCCTGACTTTGAAGATTATGAACTCATATACTGGCAGGCAAGGACAATAGACCCAGCACCTAAAATAAAGCTTCTGAAGAAGCATTACAGAAAGGTAATGAACCCATCCCTAACAGAGGAACAGATAGACCAAGGAATGATGGCAGTAAGTAAATCAGAGATTGTGTCTAACATTGACTTAATACTGGACAATGGAGTTGCAGTTATCTGTGAGGGTAAAATGGATGCATACACAATAGGTGATAGCGGAGCAGCTATTCATGGAAAGGTTATGTCTGATACACAGTTTATGAAACTGGTAATGAACAAAGACAAGATAGACGTTATATACATTATGCTGGATGGTGATGCTTTTGAGTACGCAATAAGAATTGCAAAACGCCTGTATAAGCATTTTGACGATGTGTACGTTTGTAGAATGCCCCATAAGGAAGCTGACCCAAATGGGATTGGTGCTAGAGGTTGTCTAGAAGTGATAGAAGGGGCAATGAAATACTCCCCTCTATTCGAGGTTAAATGCCGAATCAGAGGGTGGTTATAGCAGGGAGACGAGTTTTTGTGGGAGGGTTTTTTTAAGTCGAACAAGCATTCAAGGAGGACAAGAACATGGACAGATTAACAAATTTAGAGAAAACGGTGCTAGACTTAGAATCAGCACTAAGACAAACGCAACAGGAGTTTACCTCATTTAAGGACATGATGCTAGGTCAACCAGAATTACCATACTTCTCTGATATCCCAGGGTATCAACTAAAGTATCACCACGATGGAGATGCAGGTATTGATTTACCTATCTTTGATGAGCGTTTACTTGACGGTGAATTCAGTACTGAAGGGTTTGTAGACATTCACCCAGGATGTAGCTATACTCTAAAGACTGGTATTCACATGGCTATCCCACAAAGTCATTATGGTATGCTGGACACACGTTCAGGTACATCTAAGTTGAAAATGACTCTATTGTGTCGCACTATTGATGAGCCATTTCGTGGTAATATTCGTTTAGCTTTACACAACGTTGGTACTGAAACAGTTCGTGTAGCTAACTACGATGAACTGGCACAAATGGTTATCAAGCGTTACACTAAAGTTACACCTAAGGGCTTCGCTACATACGGTGAGTTCCTTGAATATGCAGGCAACACTGCACGTGGTCAGGAAGGCTTTGGTAGTAAAGAACGTAACTTAGGAGGAGGAAACTAATATGGAAATTCTAGGTAGCAAGATGGACATTGGTGGAGCAGTGTTTATGGCAAAGAGTGGTTGTAAGGTAGCACGTGAGGGATGGAATGGAAAGGGTATGTTTGTATACTATGTGCCTGCCGCTTCTTACCCTCCTGTAACAGAGGTTGCAAAAGAGGCATTTGGTGGTAAGGACGTACCATATCGTGAATATCTTGCAATTAAAACCGCACAAGGAGATGTATCTCCGTGGGCACCTAGTGGGTCTGATGCTCTAGCAGAGGATTGGGTTGTAGTAGATTAAGTGAGAAATTGGTGGGATATATACACCATTGAGTACTGGAAAGCATTTTGGTTCCGAGTCTACATCCGTAAATACCATATGGATGTAGCTCGCTTCCAAAAAGAAGTAGCTAGAAAATATAAAAATGGAGATGATTTAGATGACAGTAATAAACAAAGGTAAAAACATTGATGAGAAGAAACTAAAGCAACAGAGACAACAAGAGATTAAGCGTAAGGAGAAAGAGATTCAGAAGCAGAAAGCTTACTGGAATGGCATGATTACACGTGAAGAAGCACGTGATATGGTTATCAAGTCACAAGAGCCTTTAATGGAGCAAATGCGTACTATGTTTATCCAAGTGAAAACCCTTACAGAAATGGTATTGCAAAAGGGTCTTGCTACAGAGGATGAACTGAATAAAATTGGTGTACCTATCTACAACGAAATGTATGGTGTTCCAACTAAACAAGAGGTAGCTAATCCAGAGGAGGTAACTAAGGATGCCGATAAACCTGTCCAAGGGTCAAACAATTAATCTGTCTAAAGAAGTCAATAATGGTCTAAAAACAGTAACAGTTGGTCTTAGCTGGGGTGCGAAAGTACTCCATGCTAAACCTTCTAAAGAAGAGGCAAAAAGCTTTATGCAAAAATTCTCTTCCTTTTTTAAAGGGGAAAGCGGTGGGTTGATTGATAAACCTGTACGTGCCCCTAAAATGGACATTGATTCTTCAGTATTCCTGATTAAGGATACTAACCAACGCCTGACAACAGTGTACTATGGTAATCTACGTGCTCCTGGAGTACGACATGCTGGAGATGACCTTACAGGTAATGATAAGAAGGGTGCTAGTGACAATGAGGAAATCTATGTAGACTTTGAAAAGATACCTCCTAATGTGCATAAGCTGTTCGTTGTTGCTAATGTATTCTCCCCTATGGATGGTCACTTTGGGTGGGTACCTGGATCATATATCCGTATTAAGGATGAAAAGGGTAATGAAATTGTGCGCTACGAGTTAGGTGCAGACTTCAAGGATAAAAGAGGTATCGTTGTAGCGGAATTGTACCGTGATGGTAATGGGGACTGGAATTTCCGTGCCATTGGTAAATCTACAGTTGGTAACTCAATGAATCAGCTAGAAAACTTATGCCTACAGGGGGACTTCTAATATATGGAAATCTTACAACATATACTTGATACCTACGCACAGTTCTTTGACTGGCAAATGTGGGGAGAAGTACTTACTAGTAAATCAGCTTGGGGTTTAATACTTAGTTTAGTAATTCTTGAGGGCTTGTTATCAGCAGATAACGCCCTCGTACTTGCTATCATGGTAAGGCACTTACCAGAGGAACAACGTAAGAAAGCTTTATTCTATGGACTACTTGGTGCTTATTTCTTCCGATTCCTATTCATTGGAGTAGGAACTCTACTAATCAAGCTATGGTACGTTAAACTGATTGGTGCTCTGTACTTACTGTGGATTGTAATAGACCACTATCGTAAGAAGGGTAATGAAGGTGAAGAGAACCATGAGATGAATACGGGTGGGATACTAGTAAAATGGTTCGGTGTATTCTGGGCTACAGTTATCTCTGTTGAAATCATGGACATAGCTTTCTCTGTGGACAGTATCTTAGCAGCACTTGGTGTATCAGAACAGGTTTGGGTACTACTAATTGGTGGTATGTTAGGAATCCTGATGATGCGTGGTGTAGCCCACATCTTCCTATACTTAATGGAAAAGGTACCAGAACTAGAGAATACTGCATACTTCTTGATACTTGCAATTGCAGTTAAGATGGGTGGAAGTGTGTTTGGTCTACACATCAGTCATGAAGTGTTTGTTATTACTTTAGTTGGTGCATTTGCTATCACATTTGCGTTACACTATCTTAAAAAATACCTACCCCGTAAGGGTTAACATAGATTAGAGAGAGGATATCCTCTCTCTATTTTCTTTGTTTAAGAAGGGTATAATTTAAGGGGGTTTTGAAAATGGCTAAGACAGGTGGCAAGGGTATTAATAGTAAAAACAAGGGTGCAGAGTATGAGCGTAAGATTGCTAAGGCTCTAGGCTCTTGGTGGGGTGAACAGTTCCAACGCACTCCTGCTAGTGGTGGATTACAGTGGAAAAAGGATAACCGAGTTACTGGTGATATTGTAACACCACCTGACTCAATATTTCCTTTTACTATTGAGTGTAAGAAGCGTGAGGGATGGTCTTTAGAGCAGTTCCTAAAGAATACTGGTGAGATGGAAGAATGGTGGACACAATGTATTAGGGATGCTGCAAAAATAGATAAGAAGCCTATGGTTATCTTCAGCAAGAACTTTGATACGGACTATGTGATGATGACTAGAGCTGACTTTGATGCTATTACCGATGGTATACTTGAGCTTAACGCATTCAATAATTTCGTGGTACACAAAGAAGGATTAGAAGCAAGAGTTATCTGTGAGTTGGATAAATTAATCGCCAATGTTTCTAAGGAAGACGTCATCAAGGCTTACAGTCTGTGACCTATTCGATAAGATGAGACAAGCTTGATAGGGAAAATGGGTTACTTTTCCTACTGGCTTGTCTCTTTATTTTTTCTGAGAGGACGGGAAAAATGAAATCAAGAGTTGAGCAATCAACCAAAACCAAATTGAGTATAAAGGAGATGTTGAAGGATGACTAATCAACAAATGTATGAGGTAGAAGGACAATACGTGCCAGACTTAAAGGCTGTAGCAGCAGTACTAAATGTACCAAAGGTGTTAAAACGTGATATTCAAGAGGGTGGCGCACTAGAAGGTAAGGTAAAACTAGTAAATACAGAGATGGTGGGTGATGGTATCAAGGCTGAGACTGAAGATGAGCAATGGGATAACTTTAAAGCTAAGACGGATGAAGCTATTGCTAAGGAAGTGGAAGAGGAAGTAGGAACGGTAGAGGAAGAGGATGATGAGCCACAACCAATAAACTATGTAAGAACCGAGGATATTGTCAACACTAAAGAGGAAATCTTAGAAGCTATACCAGAATTTAAGGCACTGAAGGAGTTTAAGGATTGGTATAAAGACATTGATACTCAAACGGTAGAGTACTTTGCTAAGGCACTAGGTCTAACGTGGACAGAAACAGAACATGCTAATATCCATCGTATGAGAATCTCAATGGCTATGCAACGCTTCTTCTTCCCAGAGATGTTTAAGCCTAAAGAGGGTAAGAAAAAGAAAGCCAAATATGGTGACCTGTCTACAGAGGATTTATTCAAAATGGTAGCTGCTAATAAACTAGACGTGAAGAAGACTAACAATAATCCAATTGACCGTATGAACGCAATAATGGCTCTAAAGAAAGCAGGTAAATTACCTAAATAGGTCAGGAGAGGGGAGGGTTTTCCCCTCTTCTTTTTTATTACTCTTGAGCTAGGAACATCGGGTCTCCCCCACCCCTAGGAAAGAGAGATTGACAAAAGGTGTCAAAATTGCAAAAATGAATTCAACGCCACCAACGAGTGGCAGTTAGCCAGAGCCAAAAGGAGAGGGTATTATGGAAAACAACAAGAAGGTACAAGAGTACAAACCTGAGTTAAAGGCTGAGATTCTAGAGGATTGTTTGTCAATCCCTATCTCCAGCACACAGAAGTTGAGAGTACTAATGGTTAGGGATGAAAACTTAGGCATTCGTATTTCAGCTCAAAAGTGGTGGAGAGAGAGTAGGGACGGTGAGTGGGTACCTGGTAAGGGATTTATGATGACAGGTCGCCAAGCCCTAATGATGGGGAAAGCTTTACAAGATGTTGGCAAACGTATTATTAACGTGAAGTAATTATATCTAATTGGGGGAAAATTGAATATGTCTAACGAGCTATGTAGAAACGGTGAAGCACTTAAATTATCTTGGGACGCAGTAGTCAAGCAGTTCAACAACTTAGTGAAGTATGCAGCAAGACAAAAAGCACAGAACAGTACATTGGACGGTATGTTATCGGCAGAGGATTTGTATCAAGAAGGTATGATTAAGTTGTATGATTGCTGGGATAAGTGGTGCGTGGGTGAGAATAAAGACATGGACGAATTTGCTCCTATCTTCCGTAAGTCTCTATACAGACAAATGGACAACAAAGGTGGAGGGAGCAAGTTTACCTACATAGACTTAGAAGATGCGTTTACAAACATAGAAGACAGCAAAGGCTATGATGTAGTAGAAAGAATGTACCGAGATAATGGCATGGAGAAGCTAAAGGATATGCTAAGTGAGATATCAAGAGAGTTCCTAGAAGAACTTATTGAGCCTAGTGAAGCAACACTATTCCAGGTATGGGCTGATACTGCACGTAAGAACATGCTTAAATCACAGGGCAAACGTATTAACATCCCTAAGGACACAACAGTTAGAATGAAACATATACAACGAGCTTTAGGGTTAACAGGTAAGCAGTATGACAACGTAATGCAAGAGATTAGGGAGAAAGCACCGTTGGCATTACAGTACTAGAGAGATAGCAGTTTAGGAGAAAAAATCAAATAAATCACTTCTTTTATAAGTGATTACATGTGAATGGGGGAAATGTAGTTATGAGTTTCTTTGGAAATATAGACTCAAAATTATTAGAAGCGTTACAAGAAAGTACTTGTTTTGGTATTGCACATGATGAGAGTGTACCTGAATGTCAGAAGTGTGATGTAAGAGGTCAGTGTAAGGCACGTATGGAGGGAGCTAATATCCCAACACCACGTAAGAAAGAGAAGAAGGTTGTAGTGGAAACTCCTAAGGAGACTAAAGCAACAACTAAGCCTGCAACAAAGTCGGACAAGCCAGCACCGAAAAAACCTGCTAGTACACCTGCTAAACCTAAAACAGAAGCTAAGAAGAAAGACCCTGTCCAGTATTCGGCAGATATGCCAGACTTCAAGCCTATGAGCTTTGAGGCACTGAAGGACTTAGCAACAGAGCGTAATGTAGAATGGAAAGACTACGCTAATGATTCTATCACACGTATGCGTCTGATTATGAATCTTAAGAAATCGTACCAGTAATATAAAAGGGTGTGCCAAGCAGGGTACACCCTTTCATTAAGTTTCAGGAGGTAAGACATATGAATAACAATGAAATAATCAGGACTCCTATCTCCGTAAATAGAAGTCCTATATCTGTATCTTTTTGTAACTGCTATAATCAAAAAATCATTAAGCACAATGACCACGCATATGCGGTGTGCGGAGATAGAATGTCTCTAGGTGACCTTAAAGACTACTTACTGTTGGATCTACCTAACCCTATATACTTTACTCACCTAGTGACGAACTGGGAAGAGAAGATTAACTTAGTGCTTGATAACAATACACCAGTGATTCTAAAGACAGGGAAGGCGATACCTACCTACCTTGTTAAGAAGATGGGCGAACAGAACCGCTCAACTTTGAGGGTTGTTATTAATTCCCTAGATGACTCTGCACGGAAGTTGGTACAGGTGGAGTCCTCCGAGATGAAAGACATCAGGGAGATGATGTTCATAGCAAAAGCGTGGAAGGTTTTCGTGTCGTGTCACGTAGACTACTTCCCTCACATAATGAAGCCATTAGACTTATTACAACTAGTGGAAATGAATAAGAATCTGGTATCCTCTATTACAGTAGACTTCCCAGCATTCACTATTGAATTCCTAGAGGCAATGGTAGACCGATGGCAGATGATTAACCCTAAGTTCATGGAGCATATCCAGAAGTACTACTTACTGGACGAACATGAAATCTATCAGCCTAGATGTAAAGCAGAGATACTGTCCAAGTTGGATACGTTTGTTAAGGGAAGACGAGTAAATATCATAGACCTTCCAGACCATAACGTTACCGAGTATCACACAGAAGAACCACCATTTGGTATATCTTATGATAATCAAGAGCCAACTACTTGTGGAAAATGTGGGAGACTACTATATGCATAACAAAAAGGTAGCCCATTACAGGCTACCTTTTAATATTGAATTTAGTATGCTTGTGAAGTCCTCCTGTGTGCCACTCAAGAATCTAACCATCGAGCCGTGGGTATAGTGTCTCATGTCATTAACCCTTTTAGTGAACTTATCCCTTGTTAACAATAGAACACGTGGAAACGTAGGATTTTTGAATACTTTAGCCCATTCTTTCTTAGCCCACTGTTTGGACACGTAGTAATCTTTGTAATTGTCAATCTTGTTCTTGATAACTGGTAGCCTCTCCGTACCCATGTCGACCTCAATGCAGAATCCATATCCTTTACCCTTACACTTAAATACACAAACAATGTCGGGCTTAATGAAACTGTCATTAAAGTGGCACTTCTCTTCCGTCTCATAATATATCATCTCTCCCTCTAGGTCTCTAAGAATTTCCCTTATCAAGCATTCACATTCGTTAATGGCAACTCTGTGGTGAAACCCGTCTACTAGTATTCGCTGACCATTAGAGTCATACTTGATTGGCTTACTGTATCGTTCCATATCCAGTAATATTATTCCTGCCCTGTCAATACATATGTGCTGTTGAGCACTCCCCTGACCCAAAGGTACAGGGGGAACTATTCTATCTATCACATGCTTGTTGAACAGTATCTTCAGCCTATTGTTAAGCCTCTCAGTACTAGCAAATTCTGGGTAAAGACGTTGTATCTGGTCTCTCTTTAGCACCCTCTTATCAGCCAGTAACCTTAGCAACCCCATGTCCCTCTCTGTAATGTTGTTGCAGTTATTATAAACCCACTCTCTAGTTATCTGCTTCACCTCTGGACGTTTATAGATACCCTTCATATCAACCTTCCTCCAATCCATCATCTGATAATACTTCCTCTAGTAATTCCATTATTTCCTCTGCACCTTCCTCATCACCATCCTCTAATAGCTTAGTTACTAGTGCACCAGCATCTTTCTCTAGTGTACGCAGTTCCTCTTCATGTTGTTCTCTACGCTCATCTTCATCAATTTCAATAGGGGTGTTTTTTGGTGGGGTTTTGCCTTTTTTGTCCTCTCCATCTACTAGTTCGACAGAGAACTCGGCATTGTTCTTGTATCTGAACAACTCATTCAGCACTTCCTGTTTTGGTCTTCCCATAAGCCTTGCATTTATATCGTATAAGTCATTATTGTCATATTTCTTGTATCTCTTTTCAGGCTCGTTAATAGCCTTAACCATAAATGGTGGAGTAGCTTCACCCTTCTTATTGTACATCTTTAGCTTGACGATTGCATGGTGCTTAGGCATACCCTTTGATATTTGGTCTACGCTAAATTCTGGTTGAATAACAGACTCCAGTTCTTTCAAGTTATCTCTATCTGTTTGGAATATAACATAGTGTGGACCAGCCTTACGTATCATCTTAGGTAACTCTCTATCCGCCTTTTTTAACTGCTCCCATCCATGGAACATAAATGTTAAGCCACAACGATACTTTCTATAACGAGTTAACATACTTCTCCAGCGTTCACTACCTTTGATATAGTGGTCTGGTTCATCTAGTACTATGAAGCATGGCTTACGGTCATCCTCCTCCTCAATATCTTCCCTACTAATGATAGCCAAATTAAACTTAGATATTAGGAATGATACTAGTGCGGTCTGATTCTCTTCACCTAGTGTTTCATTAGCCTTGACTAATACTAGACAGCCTTCATCCATCCACTTTCTGAAGTCTACTAGATATTCACCATTCTCATCCTTTTTAGGCTTCTGAAGTATGAAACTCTTTAGAGCCTTCTTACGCATTACAACTGCTAGACGTCTGAATGCTTGCTCATATATAGCTTTTCTGTCCTCTTTAGACATCTTCTCATGGAAGTATTCCCAGTCACTACGCAACTCTGGGTCATCAATATGAGGAATAACACTAGCACGATATTCTGCATTACTCAACATATTCTCTATATCCTGTAACGTTGCATCTGGAGTAGTGTACACTGCACGTACAGCATTCTCAACCCAGATTCTAGATGTCATGCTTAGTTCTGTACCTGCTACAAGCTCAACGTATGACAGAATCTCTTCAGTAATTAAATCCTCAATAACGTCAGTATTTCTACCTCTGAATATTTCATTCCAGCCCAACCCTACAGGGTTCTCTGAATTTAGCAAGTCTATTATCTTTACCTTATCCCTCTTATCTGGTGGAACTAGATTCAGTATCCTCTGTGCCAATTTACCATCTGCTGCATCTACTACCATAGACCCATAACCTTTCTCCAGTGCATCTAGTGCAAAGCTAGCTGCAAATGTGGACTTACCACTACCTGGCTCTCCTATTACCACACGTGACATACACAGTAGGTTAGGGTTGTCTCCTGCGAAGTATACTGTCTTAGTTTCACCATCTGTGTCTTCATATGTCGCAAACGGTATACCCTTACCGTCATCTTCAAATATCTCCTTAGGTATATCTGCTAAACTTCTATGTTGAACAGTGTCTAACTCTCCTTGGTGTTCTAACTGTAACACTTGGTCTGGTACCTGTATTATCTTAGCTAATTCTAGGGAGCATAGCTCATCTCCATTCATCTTAACAACCATCTTACGGTCTCTAATATTCTTGAGGGCTTTCACCTTGTCTCTACCCTCTACTTCTTTCGTCACTATCTTATTATCCCCTTCTAGAGGGTGGAAACCTGCTGTAAGGCTTCTTGTGATAGCTCTACGTCTATCTTCATCCTCGGATACAGCTACTGCATTAAAGTTAATCTTGAATCCTTCACTATACTTCTTACGTAATGATGATTTAGAACGTCCCTCATGTGCCTTTCTCTTTAGTGAGTCTCTGAACTCACTATTCATCTCCCAGCCAGGTATGAGGAAATCACCTACTATGTTCATAAGTTCTTCAAGAACAAGACCCACAACGTTAGCCAAGCCCACCAAGACGTTTTTTGATGTAAACATCGTACCTTTTTTCTTAGGAATGGTGTTCTTTTCCTTGATATCTTCGCTGATTCCAACCATAGTCTCATTCCAAGACTCCCCTAATGGTCTCATCCCTAGTTGGAGTATCGCATAATCCTCATCCTTGAGATAGTTAGTAGTCGTCAAGATAGAGTCCAATGGAGTATACTTAGGGTTCTCTACATCCAAGGATAGCGCTGGATGATTCTGTAAGGACATCTTGGTGACACTAGTATTGTCCATATGAAGATTAGGCAGAGGGTCTTTCACCTCCCTTACTGTAGAACGTTTCCAGCATCTTCTTATCTGCCTAGTAAGTGCATCCTTTAAGTGGTCTTTATCAGGTATAACCAGATAGAACTTCACCTGACCTTTGTGTATTATTACTTCCCACCATATATTCATCTCTGGAGTGTAGACCAGTCTACCACCTGCAAAGTTGATACGTCTGTTTAGTGGAGTGAACAGTGTTGCAAACTCTGTTATAAGCCACCTAACTCCTGCATTAGACGTCATCTTACTAGGAATAACCTCCAGTGTCACATACTGTATTTCCTCTTTCTCTACTAAACGTATCTTCTCCTTAGTAGTTGGATTAACAATATTAACCTCTGGTTGTGCATTCATCTTAACCCCTCCTATTTAAACCATCCTTGCATAAATTCTGGTAACACATACATCATTTCTTCCCTAGCCTTCTCACCGATAGATTCAAACGTTGCATCAAATATCCCACCCATTATACCACCGATGAACTTGAGACCATTTCCAGATAACTCTGGTACAGCTAACGAGATAACTACATAGATACAAGAGTATGCCATCTTGCGTACATTCATATTAGTGTCCTCCCATCCACATACCCATTATCACCTTTACAGTTTTGTAAGCCACTTGATATGAGAATCCAGGAGCTATATATTCAATAGCTCCCATTATCAAGAGCGACTTACATATACTTCCAACCAACCTAACCCAGAACATGTTATTGTACCTCCAAGAGTACTTCTACTGCCTTGTTAACTGACCATGTCAACACCTTGATAGTTACCATACCTGCTGTAACTAATCCTGCACCCACAACGTATAGCACTTTATTGCTTACTGGTTTCTTCTCCATGTAAATCCCTCCTATTGAAATTGTTTAGTATTTGCACTCAAAGCCTTGTCTAGGTCTATCTCTTTGTCCTGCTGTACAAGTATCTTTGGCTTGGATTCTTTTATCTGAGGTGCAGGCTTCTTATCTGACACTGGGAGCTGAGGCTTCTGATGTGATACTTTTTTCTTGGGTTTGCTAGGGTTTTCTGGTCTCTGATGTGATTTGATAGGAGTCTGTGACATTATCTCTGAGGTGATGTTATCATATAACCTCTGTGCCAGCTTTGGGTCATGCTCTACTGCAAATAATACACACTCCCTGATAAAACCGCTTCTATCCTTCATATCATTTAGATGGTCTTCCAGCCACTCTGTAGACTTAGTTGTTCTGAATGTATACTGTTTATCAGCCATATCATACACCCCTAATCAGATTTCTCACACCCCACTTGTGATACCCTTTAGCTACTGCAAACTGACCGCTCTTAGCTAGTTCTGGGTTTGGGAAGTGGTCTTTCATATGAGGGTACAGTGAAACCCCTCCACCACCAGCAAATATTATCTTGTCTAGGAAGTTTATTTCATCCTTCCAAAAGTTATGCAGTCTATTAGTGATGTCATAAGCTACGTTCTCACATGCCCAATCAATAGTTGGAGCCATGTCGTATATCTTAGTTCCAGACTTCAGTACTCTGCTTTGAACTACATGTTCAGCCTTATACAGTGGGAAGTTTACTCCTGTGTGGTCTAATATATTATCTGAGACGACTTGGTTTACAGAGTTCATAGCAACGCTGAAGCTAGTAGTCAGATGCTCAATGTTATTGAAGACCTCACACACGTAGATGTCTGTAGTTCCAAACCCTATATCAACTACTGCTACCCTCGACTTAGCTAAGTTAGTGTCTGATATCTCACCTTTATCATCCAGTATTCTGTCCATTAAAGCCCCAAACGGTTGTGGTACGAATAATCCTTTCTTACCCTTAACTGAGCCATTGATTTTGATACCTGAAGACTCTAGATGGTACTCATGCTTGTTATCCATAAACAGGCTCTTAATAGCTTCCTTATACTGGTCAAAGTGACTAACTGGTAACCCTGATACAAAGTTAGTTTCCACCGACCCACCACCCATACCTAGACCGAGAACAGTTCCTAGTAGTATTTTTGTAACCTCACTATCAAAGCGGTCACCAGTTAGGGAGTGTTTAACGATTCTAGATTGAGATATTGCCAAGTCTGATACAAAGTGTGTGCCGTCTGCATTTCTATACTCAATGTCATCGTGCTTTTGGTCTACTTCAAAGGAGTCTGCTACACTCTTATTGAATTCCTTTAGCTTTCTATCTCTTCCAACACCTACAACCGACTTGATTACAGCTGGCTTACCATTGATGATAGCATTTGTGTACATGAACCCCAAGTCTACAGATGTAATTGCTCTACTCATATCTGATTCCTCCTAGAAAGATATAGATGATCTGATGATATTGGAAATCCAACGTAGCATCTGGAACATAGTAGGTAACATTGAGATTCCAATGTAAGCATATCCTACGTTCTTAATTCTGTTCCATCCAGCATCCTTACTCTTACCTGTTGCCATCATGATAAACCCTATCAGAGCGTAGAACCAAAGTATTGGCTCTGCTATTGCAGTGAATATGTCAACTATATCCATGAATCCTCTGCGTAGGTCGTTGGCATTCTGAGTAGCTGCAAATGCATGTGTAGCTCTCATTCCTAGGCGTGTAACGATTGCTGTAGGTAATATCATCTCACCGAACCATCTAACCAGTGACTTTCTACCCTGCTCTAGTTCTCCAGTATGTCGTGATCTATTTTCATACTGAGGTTCTATGAAATCCCACTTAATTACTTCAGACTTCTTAGGTTTGCTCACCTGATTGTGGTTACATTTAACTACAAGTTGCGTCATTCTAATCTCCTCCATACTCATGATTTTCGCAACCCAGTGCGGAGACACCCCAGAGTAAGAAAAAATGTTTCGCTTTTGGTGGGGATTGGGACACCTAGAGAATCAAAGAGTGTACTAGCATGCACCCCCCGTTACTCAAAAGTGACGGTGACTCGTTTCGGGGGGTCGTTTCGGGTTTGCTTTAACTTTACGTTGGTCTAGCTTGTCACATTACTAGGGACGAGTCCAATGCCATTGCTTCCTGTTAATACGGAAGAATATTCCTGTGATGGGTTGGGGAAATCTAAGTTCAGGGGGTGGCTATCAATGGAAGAGAAGAAAGCACTAGGTGAACGCATCTTTGACTTTTCAATAAGAGGGCTTATAGTACTCTATTTCATAAAAGCGGCAGTGGAAGTATTTGGGTAAGGCATCAAGGAATCCCCACGGAGGGGAGGGAAAAAAGAAAAAGGAAGAGAGAGCAACGCACTACAGACTGGCATAGTGAATAGTGTAAGGAAATGTAGCCTACCTCGTTCATGACCTTATAGCTGATTCCCTAGTTCTGTGGCTACCTTGTGTCTCTCTTTTACTGTGTATTATACCATAGTCTCCTTCATGATAATTTATTTAGACAAGTTATTTTGGAGGTGTAGAAATGGCTATTAATAAATATATCCATGATGTAAATGCTTATGTAGAACAACAAAAGCGCTACGGAACTGACAGTGTTAAGGTTGAGTTAGACGATGTGGCTAACAAGGTAACTGTAGCTCTAGTAGATGTGTACTTAGCTCCTGTTGCAGGTGCACCATTACTAGTAGATGAGACATTACCTAATGCTCGTGCTGCGGTTAAGTTCTATGAGGAAATGATTCACCAGTTAGAGCAAGGTGACGTTATTCGTAACCTACACACAACTGGCAAGAAGACATCTGGTGGGTACACTGATAACAACAGTCGCTACCAGTAAGCAACGCTTAAAAGAGTACCCTTTGGGTACTCTTTTTATTTTTTGTCTTTTTTATTAAAAAGAGTATTTAAAAGTTCTCTTTAAATTTTTAAGAATTTTAAGTATACTTTTAAATTTTTAGTAAGTAAAGGGGCTAGGTTTTCCATACAGAGGGAGACAACTTTGAGTTTGAACGCTTTAATTAAGCGAACTCACTCAAAGGAGGAATTTTATATGGCTGAGATATTTACAGGCAATAACCCATCCCAAATGTACATGGATGCATTGTTCACTCTATGTTTAGAAGGTGATGTAGTAAAACCACGTGGGAAAGCGGTAAAGGAGATTCGACCCGTAATCTTAGAGTTTACTGAACCTGCTAACCGTTTAACATTCTTGTTAGGACGAGTAGTAAATCCATTCTTCCAACTAGCTGAATCTACAGCGTGGATTATGGGTGGTAGAAGTGATGTGAAATGGTTACTGGATTATAATGCTAGCATGGAACAGTTCTCTGATGACGGTGAATTCTTTAATGCTCCATATGGTGAGCGTCTACGTCACTGGAACAAGAGTGATGCGAATGGCTTTATCATGAATCCTTTTGACCAGTTATACGATGTGTATGAGAAGCTTAAAGCTGACCCTGACACACGCCAAGCAGTAGCAGTGATTTATAATCCTATCTTTGACCATGCACGCAATGAGACAAAAGATAGACCATGTAACCTTCTCTTGACTTTCAAGATACGTAAAGGTAAACTAGATTTATCAGTAATGAACCGTAGTAACGACCTGCATTGGGGTACCTTTGGTGCCAACCTTTGTCAATTTGCTACTGTTTTAGAGTGTATGTCAAGCTGGTTAGGTATTCCTATGGGAACATACAATCAGATTACTGACTCTCTTCATATCTATCTTGATGACTATGGTGCAAAAGAGACTGATAAAGTGTTGAATGCTTATGGATTGACTTCTACTACTTTAGTTGGACGTGAAGTACCACAAGTACAACAATTCACATTCAGCAATGAGCCTAGAATGTCTAGTGATTTTGATTCATTCCATGACCACCTAGATGAATTCTTTACTGACATTAATCCTAGGTTCGATGACCCAACTTCATATGCTGGAGAATGGTATGTGGATGTAATAAACCACATTAACTCTATCCCTGATGATTACCTACGAATGGCATTTTCTGCAATGTTTGCATATAGAGCGCATAAGGAAGGTCGTAGCTGGCATATCGTGTGTGCGGCACTAGATAATATGCCTGCCTGCTCTTGGAAACTGTCTTGTCTACGATTCTTGTATCCTAAATATAAGGACTTGTCAGACTTCAAGATGTTATACGAGGGCTGGGATTACGACAAGGTTCTTTACATCGAACGCACGAACGGATAGTGCAGGAGAGAGAAGTTGGGACACTTCCTCTTTTTTTAAGGCGAACGGGCGGTTGACCTGTTCGCTATTTTTTTTTTTGGAGAGGGAGTGTTTTAATGGGTAAAGCACTATTAGACGGAGAGATTATATTGGCAGTAGATTTTGATGGAACGATTAGCACAGAACCTGACATGGGGCATAAGCTAGTATTACAGCCAGAGTGTAAACGAGTACTAGAGAGATTATATGAAGATGGTGTTCGTTTAATTCTATGGACTTGTCGTACTGGAGCACCCCTAGATGAGGCGTTAGCGTTCCTAAAAGCAAATGAGTTAGGTCATATCTGGTGTGCTGTAAATGACCAACTACCTGAAGTGAATGCAATATATGAACCAAATGTAGCTAGAAAAGTTGGTGCTGATATTTATATTGACGATAAGTCAATTGGATATAAAGTCGATTGGTTAGCAATCGAAAAACACATATATGGAGAGTGATTGTATGTTCTTCCCTAAAATTGGAGACAAGGTGTACGTAGCAGGAAATTCATTGGCACATTTTGAGATTGTAGACATAGCTATTCTTAATTCGGATAACGCTTCATCCACTATAGCTAATGGAGGGTCAGTGAGATTTAAGGTAGGAGCAGGAGCGTATGAGTCAGAGTGGCTTCATATCAATAGTATTACTTTAGTAGAGACTGTTGAACGCTTAACTACTGCACCTATCCCACCTGCTAATATGGATATTGAAGCCATTGCACAGAAGATGACTAGGTGGATGGAAGGGTTACCAAGCCAACCAGATAATAGTAAGCTACCTGAGATTGTGACGTTGTTAATGGCAATCCAGTATGACAAAGAGAAGTACTATGGCTCATCTTGGAAAGGCAAAGGGGAAATACGTGGTATCATGGCAAACATTGACCGCAAATATGACCGCCTAGATAAGATGACCAACGATGAGATAGAGGGTGCAGTTAGTACCCTAAACCTTCTTGAAGAGGGGTTAAGAACGGGTAGATTGACTACTGAGCAGGTAGGGGAGAGCAAGATTGATGCTATAGCTGACCTTACGAATTATGGAATCCTGTATATGACGTATGTTAGAGACAACTTCCCTAATGTATTCAAAATATGGGTGGATAAAAATGTTCCAGATTACTCAAAAGACAAGATGCTCTTCCTAGAGCAATAGTACTGGGGAGATAATGATAAACACTCTCCCCTATCAGGGGAGAAAAGATTTTGTGAGACGGTTTTTTTAAGTCAGAAGGGTCACAAGGGGAGAAGCTCACTGGCGGTTACCATGAGACTTTCAATACTTTGACTTTTACTATAACAAGTATCCTTAGGAGGAATTTAAAATGAATAAACAAGAAACTGTAAAAGCTATCTCTGTACGTACTGGATTAACTCAAGTGGATGTAAACAAAGTGTTTACTGCGCTTAAAGAAATCACTGTAGAAACTCTACAAAAAGGTGAAAAGTTACAATTAACTGGTTTCTGGGGAGTAGAGCCTGCATACCGTGCACCACGTAAAGGTTTTGACCCTATTAAGAAAGAGCCAATGGAAATCGCTGCTACTGTAGGCGTTCGTATCAAAGCTGGTGAAGATTTAAAGAAAGCTGTAAAAGGCTTAAAAGTAGAAGACTTTGCTCCTAAAGCAGAGTAGTCTAATACTGATCTCTATTATATAGCTGCATATATCTGAACGGTATCGTTCACACATACTTCTGAAAGTGTTCAAAAGACTCTAGGATTCGCTCCCTAGAGTCTTTTTCTATTGTACGAGAGGATTTTTGGAATCCCTCTTTTTATTAGTTTTGAAGGAGTTGATTCGATGAAGTGTACTGCATGTAGGCTTTCTGAGACCTGTCCAAAGGTCTTACAGATGGGGCATGGTAAGAAAAAGGCACGTATTATGGTGATTCAGGAGAACCCATATGAACATGAAAATAAGAAGGGTAAGTACTTCAGTGGTAAAGCAGGTAAGCTATTACAGTCAGCATTAGAGGAAGTAGGTATAGACTCTGATGACATCTACTATACTGCGGTAGTTAAGTGCTCAACACCAGAGGATAGACTACCCCTAAAGGATGAAGTTAAGGCATGTATGGACTATCTGTGGGCAGAGATTGATGCAGTAGAACCAGAGATTATTATACCGACAGGTAATATGTCTTTATGGGCTTTAACGGGTCTTACTGCAATAACTAAGCAACGTGGAAGACTTATTGAGAAGGATGGTTACAAGTTCTTCCCTATGATACATCCTAATATGGTTTTAAAGCAACCAAAGTATATGGAGTTCTTTTCTAAGGACATCATTAATCTACAATCAATCCTAGAGGGTGTGCTTCCTTCTGACATATTGGCATATGAGCAGGAGAGATTATACTGTGAAGACTACGATACAGCTATCAATGAGCTTAAGAGGTTAATGGCTTTACCTGATGGCTATGAAGTAGTAGTCGATTTGGAGGGTGTAAAGAGTAACCCCTACTTGGATAAGACAGTTATGTCCAAGACTAAGAGAGCTATGTTCCCTGAGAGTGAGATAGTTAAAATATCAGCTATAGGATTCTCTGATAGAGCTGGCTATGGTTGTGCCATTCCGTTATATCATAGGGAAACCCCTTTCACAGGTAATCAGATTGGAACAATAATTAAATTTATACGCTTCTTAATTGAAGACTGTAAGCTAAAGTTTGTTGCACACAACAGTAAGTTCGAGATGAAGTGGTTATTGCAACAGATAGATGTATACTTTACTGAGATGAAATGGGATACCATGTTAATGCACTACCTTGCAGTAACAGAGGAAAAAGGTACCCATGACTTGAAACAGTTAGCATGGCTAGAAACTGACATGGGTGGATATGATGACGAGTTAGACCCATTCTTACCTAAGGGTGATGATGAAGGTAACTACGACATGATACCTTGGGATACCCTTAAAGTCTATTTAGCGGCTGACTGTGATGTAACCTATAGACTACTCAACAAATACAAGCCACTTGTTGAAGAGGACAAAGAGAAGAAATGGCTATGGGATAATCTCATGGTACCTGGCTTATATGCCCTGATGGACATTGAGCATACAGGGGCTAAAGTAGATGTAGACTTACTTAGTATCTACAAAGAAAGATATGAAGCTGAGATTGATAGACTAGAAAGCAAGCTAAGAGAGTACCCTGAAATAGTTAGTATTGAGAGGGAACGACATGAAAGATGGTTAGAACGTGTAGCCATTGGAGGCATTAAGAAAGCCCAACGTACAGCAGAGCAACAAGAGAAGTTTGAAAAGTATAAGAAGTATGACCCTAGCAAGGGTGGTGACAAGTTTAGTTTTAGTTCACCCCCACAGTTACAGCACTTATTCTTTGATATAATGGGACTGGAAACGGTTGTCCTCACTGATAAGGGCAAACCTAGTACTAATGATGACTCATTGAAATACATGAGAAATCAACACCCTATGGTAGAGCTTATGATGGAGTACCGTAAGGTTGCCCATCTGTACAGTAACTTCATTGGAAAGTTAATTCTACACATAGATGCTAGAGGACTTGTTCATGGTAACTACAACCTACACGGAACAGTTACAGGGCGTTTAAGTAGTAATGAACCTAACATGCAACAGTTACCTCGTAAAGTGAATAGTGCGATGTTGTTCCAGTATCATAATGAGATAAAGACACTGTTTGTATCTCGCTTTGGTGACAATGGCGTTATAGTACAGTTTGACTACTCCCAGCTAGAGTTACGTATCCTAGCAGTTATGACTGGGGATAAAGAGCTTATCCGACTGTATCGTTCTGGTGCCGATTTACATAAAGAGGTAGCCGCAGGTGCATTCGGTGTAACTGTAGATGAAGTCACTAAAGACCAACGTACTGCTGCTAAGAAGATTCAGTTCGGTATCGTATACCAAGAGTCTCCTAAGGGACTGTCTGAAGACTTACGTGCGGAAGGTATTAATATGTCTGTAGAAGAGTGTCAGAAATTCATTGATAACTACTTCAAACGCTTCCCAGACGTAGAGCGTTGGGTTAAACGTATTAAGAAATTTGCTAAGAAGAACAAGTTCGTTAAGACTCTTACTAACCGTATTCGTCATCTAGAAGGTTTAGATTCTACAGACCGCTCTATTGCGAATGAGGCAGAACGCCAAGCGGTTAACGCACCTATACAGTCAACAGGTTCAGACTGTACCCTTATGTCTCTTATCAAGATTAATGAGTGGCTACAGGAGTCTGACTATAAGAGCCGTATCGTAATCACGGTTCATGATAGTATAGTATTTGACTGTCCAAAGGATGAGGTAGTAGAAGTAGCTAAGAAAGTTAAGCATGTTATGGAGAACTTAGCTGAATACAATGAGTTCTACAATTTCCTAGGTGATGTGCCAATCCTGTCTGAGATGGAGATTGGATACAACTACGGTCACTCGTTCGAGTGTTCTATTGAGGATATTGAAGAGCACGGAGTGGACGGTTACCTACAGAAAGAGTTAGCTGATAAAAAGGCTAAGGCAGAGAAAGAGTATAAGAAAGCTGAAGAAAACGGTACACCAATACCAAAATTTGCATTAGATTACTGGGAGAAGGCTTGTTAGAGCCTTCTTCTTTTTTGTATAGGAAACTAGTTCTGTATCTCACGGAAGAATCTTCCACTCGACTTGAGGATAAAATTTTGCAAAACTCAATTTGAGGGAGGAAATCAATATGACCAAGACTAAAACTTACGAAATGGTTAATAAATCTAATGGGGTAGTAATCACATGCACGGAGAAATACGTTCTAGATTGGATTAGTAGGGGCTTTGAAGTAGATAAAATCATACTAAAAGGAGAGACAAAGACATGCTAGAACACATGCCTAATAATGTAGATTTTGATAAGGTTGACTGGGTTGCCTTGGCTAGGCAACTAGGACTAAAATTATCTGACGAGCCTATAGAAATTACCAGACTTGGCACTCCTTACCGACAGTACTTAGCAGCAGTCACAATGGCATCTAGGATGGTCGATTGTAATCTTAGACTAGAGCAGATAAATGAAGAATTAGATAAAATGATTGATGAACGACAGGTTACCTCCTTTGACAAGGCGTGTATCAAGTTGTATTTAAATAGAATAGTAGAAGAAGAAAAGCTCCCTCATTGATAGGGGGCTTTTCATTTTGTTTATAGGTCAGGAGACGATTCCCGTTTCTTGACCTTTTTTTATGTCGAACAGGTTGTTGAACCCCACGATACTAAGAGATGGTGGAGAAAAAATTGTGTGCCTTGCTTTAATAATTGTGAAGGCGTTCAAGACAGAAAGGTATGATGAGTATGTCACGTAAGATTATAAGAATCGCCTTACCAAAAGGTAAAATGTACACAGCGGATTTACAGAGGGAACTGGCTATAGATAGCTCTAATGTTCTTAAAGAAGTCCTAAGCCACCCTAGTAAGTATGCGTGGTGGAAGACCCTGTATGATGTAGCTGAGAATCATGTACAGTACCTGCAAGACCTAAGCATTGGTGGTGAGCGTTACGAGAGAGCAGTAGAGCACAGAGATACTTTACAGTCTACTCTTGAAGCGTTTAATCATAGAGAATCAACATTGAAGCTATTGTTACGTAGTAGTGACAAGCGTAAAGTGTTGAAAAGTTATAACCAAAATATCACACATTTAATGGGCGTAATTTAGGTCATTGACCGTAACTAGCCCCAAGGAGGAAAATTATAATGGCAAAATTAGACGTATCGGCACTAGCAGCAAGATTAACAGAGTTAAATAGCAATAGCGGAGGTAATGGTTCTGGCGGTGGAATTAGCTGGCTTAACCTTAAAGATGGGCGTAATGTTATCCGTATCTTACCACCTAAAGGTGATGGAGTATTTGCTAAAGAGGTATTCGTACACTTTGGTGTGAATAAGACTGAAGAGAATAAACGTGGTACAATGGTAGTGTGCCCTAAAACTCATGGAGATAACAAGCCTTGTCCAGTATGTGACGTTGTTGCTGAGTTCCGTAAGCTATCTAAGAAGAAAGATGACAAGTACGATAAGATGGCTAAAGAGCTTAACAAGAAGACACGTGTATACTACAACGCTATTGACCGTGCCGATGACCTAGATTCATTTGAGAAGAAGGAAGTAGATGGTAAGGAGAAATGGTTTAACGCTGATGATGAAGAGGAAACACCTATCAAAGTGTTTGGTTCTGGTATCGGCATCTATAAGGCGTTACTTGCTCTTATCATTGATCCAGAGTACGGTGATATTACCGATGAGGAAGAGGGCTTAGATGTAATCATTACTAAGTCTGGTACAGGTTATAACACTAAGTATGATGTTAAGACTGTGCGTAAAGAGTCTGTTATTGGCTTTGATAACTGGGAAGAAGAGGCACACGACTTAAACCCATTAGCTAAGGCTAAGAGCTATGATGAGATTGATGCTATTCTTAATGGTGAAGAGCCTGAAGAGGGTGAAGAGAAGGAAGAAGAGCAGGAAGAGGAAGAGAAGCCTAAAAAGGACTCTACCAAAACTAAGCTGAAAAAAGAAGAGAAGGAAGAGGAAGAGGAAAACTCTGAATCTGAAGAGTCTAGCGATGGGGATGGAGACGACCTATCTGCTGAGATTGCAGCAAAACTAGCAGCACGTAGAAAACGTAAGTAAGGCATACTTAGGACATTAAGCAGGTGGGCAACCACCTGCTAATACTTTTGAAAAGGGGATATATACTTATGAAAGAGATTAAACAAGCTGTAGATGTTAGCCATGAATTTAAATATGAACTAGGTTGTATTGAAGATGAAGTGTGCCGTCACTTAGCAGTACATGGCTTAAATAAAGCACCTGATTACTTCTGGTATGTACCAGCATCAGCAAGTGGTAAGTACCATCCAAAAAGTAGCTTAGGTCTGGCTGGCTTAGTACGTCATGTAAAAGGTGTATTCCGTATCTCTGAGGAGTTATTAGACCATAAATTATACTCTCCCTTTACACCAGTAGAGAAAGATATGATTCGTGTTGCTGTACTACTACATGACTGCCTAAAGCAAGGTACAGATGGTACTCATACTGTAGCCGAGCATCCATTATTAGTACGTGAAGCACTTCACCCTACTAAAGGTTATGGATTCACTTGTGATATGGATACTACACTGCGTGTTAAAGATATGGAAGATAAATGGAGCTTAATCTGTAATATGATTGAGACACATATGGGCATCTGGAATACAGATAAAGAAGGTAATGAAATTATGGACATTCCTAAAACTAAAGCTCAACTACATGTCCACATGTGTGACTACCTAGCTAGTAGAAACTGCATTGAAGTAGATGTGACACCTAGAGAAGCACAGTCTAACTATAAGAAAAAGGATGAAAATAACGCTCCTGCATGGGTAAGTGAACCTGCTACTACAGGTCAGATTGGCTTTATTAAGAAGCTACTTGTTACAGCTATGAACAAGGGAGTTTCTCATCCATACGATGGGGTGACTTTAGTAAAAGATGGTGAGATTGTCATTACAAAAGGCAAGGCGAGTGCTATGATACAAAATTTACAAGGTTTGACAGGTCAATAAACCCTAAGGAGTCGATTTCTGACTCCTTTCTTTTATTTTTTGTGAGGTGATTGAGATGGCAGAAGCAGGACGCAAGAGAAAGTGGCAACCCCATTGGAATGATGAAATTCTTAAAGCCCTTGAGACGAAAGGTGAATATGACTACACCTATATAATTGAACAGCATGGTCTACGTTTGGTATGGGTGAGGGATAAAATTAGAGCACTGTGTAAGCAGGCTCATGATGGTAGTGTATCCCTTAGGTGGGATAAGAACGCTCACATAGTTTATATACGTAAGTCTTATGTTAGACCTAAGCCTGCAATACCTAAGGGCATTCCTGCTATTGAAAAGTATGCGGAACAGGCTAAGGCTATCAGAAGTAACAGAGATAAGTTCATTGCTCTATGCAAGAAGGATGGAGAGGAATACCCTATCAACTTGTATGCTGTCACTGAGCAACATGCTAGAATGGACTTAGAAGAGAACTACAAGGTAGATGAGATTGTAGACTTACTACCTGCGAAAGAATACCGTAAAAAATACAGAAGAGCATTATAAGGAGGAAACAAGATGTTACTACTAATTGATGGGAATAATATAGGTTACCGTGCTTTCCATACTCCGCAAGGACAACTAGAGACAAAGGATGGCAAGCCTACAGGTGTAATGCAGGGTGTCCTTAAATCCATTAAGATATATCTGGAACGCTTCCCAGAAACTACTAAATGTTTGGTGTGTTTCGATGGTGGAAAAGCAGAATGGCGTAAGGAATTATATCCCGAATATAAGGCAAATCGTAGTTATGGTGACGACCCTGAAGAGAAAGCTAAGTTCGATGGGCTATTTGCTCAATTAAATGAGCTTAACACTATGCTTCCTAAGATCAATATACGTAGTATTAAGTTAGATGGTCATGAAGCCGATGACTTAATTTATGCATTCTGTGAGCTTACTCAAGACAATGTTATGATTGTCTCAAGTGATAAGGATATGCTACAGCTCATCAATGAGCGTGTATCAGTGTATACTCCTTACAAGGATAGAGTAATCGGTATCAGTGACTTCTATGAAGAGACTGGAGTAACACGTGAAGCATACCTTGGTTACCGAGCGTTAGTGGGGGATACTTCAGATAATATCATTGGTATTCATGGTATAGGTGAGAAGAAAGCTAAAGCACTGATGGATAAATATGGTCACATTGACCACATCCTAGCTGCTACTGGTGACGTGAAGAAAGCATTAATGAAGTCTAAGGTTAATGCACGTATCTTTGAGCCTGAGAACTTAAAGCGTCTAGGTGTTAATAACAAGATTATGAACCTTAAATTCTTTGACTACACAAGCATTAGACATGAGCTAGATAAGGCTCTAAATGATCCTATTGAGTTCGATACAAACTACTTCAAGAACTGGCTGATGCGTAACCAGTTTGCTGCTATCCTAGCAGAGTACCTAGCGTTTACTATGGTATTCCGAGCACTAGAGGAGGATGATGAGTAATATGTGGCATGATAGAGCCAATGGTGATATGTGGAGGCAACTAGACAGGGTTGAACACAAGACAGTTATCATAAACTGTATACGAGAAACTATCGCCCAGCATGTAAGCTATGAGCCTCATATGGGAGACTTTGATGTCTTTATAGAAAGAGCAATTAATGGGTTGGCTAGTAGCTATGTGATGGGTATATCAAGGAGAGTCCCTGCTAAAGAGTTTGAGAAGACAGTTACCTTCCAAGTACCTGCTACATGGTGGCAACACTTTAAAGAGTCCCACTTCCCTGCATGGGCGTTAAGGAAATTTCCAGTTAAGTACACAACCTTAGCTGAGACTATTGGGTTTAAGGCTCTATATGACCACATAATACCTGGTCATAACCCTCATATCCAAGTGCATGTAGCAGAACACAAATGGGAATGAGAATACAGAACACCATAAGGCAGGTATGGATGTGCTGGCTATTCAGCTATGTATTCCAGTTAGCAGGAATCATTCTAGTAGGAGTGGTATGGTGGGGTATTCTAGACCTAGATGAATACTACGCCACACATCCTCCAGACATAACTATTTGGAGTATAAAGATACTAGGTTGGGTAACCAGTTTCATTCTGGTATATCGACTAGAGAAAAAAGAGGGGTCTCTGTAGAGAGACCTCTTATTTTATGCCATATGACAAATAAAGGGAAAACTCTGAGAACTCCCCTTCTTTTATTTCAGAGACCTTGAAAGGAGAGATTTATCTAAATGACTAAACAGATTGTACATGCATTCGAATTGTTGCAAGCTATAGGGGGAACTACATCAAGAACGGCTAAAGAGGATTACCTGAGACAGGGTGAGGGTAACCCCGTGTTTAAAGAAATCCTACTAAGAACTTATGACCCAGAGATGATATTTGGTATCAAGAAAAAGTCTAAAACTAAGCCTTTAAGTATTGAATTCAACGATGACCTTCAATACAATTATGATAAATACCTCCTCCTTACTAATCTACTAGCTAGCAGAGACCTGACAGGTAATGCTGCATTAGAAGCCTTAGATGGATTGATGTCCACATGTGGCTCTAAAGAAGCAGAGTGGTATATGAAGTCTATCCAGAAAGACTTTAAGATTGGTATTACTGCTAAGAGTATTAACAAGGTATTCCCAGGGTTTATTGAAACTCATACTTGTGCTCTAGCTAAGGCATTGAAGAAGTATCCAAAGAGATATACAACTAATCCTAAGTTTGATGGGTATAGATGCAATGCTTTTCATCATCATGACGGTAGAGTAGAACTTAAATCTAGAAATGGTAAAATCATTACTGGATATGATGCAATTGAGCAAGATGTTGCTAAACTACCAAGAGGGTATGTATATGATGGAGAGATTATGGCACCATCTGGTAAGTTCTCTGATGTACAAAAATCAGCCTTTAAGAAGACTGACAGCAAAGAAGGTATTCTTCATATGTTCGACTGCTTAACTATAGAAGAGTTTGAAGCAGGTGAGAGCAAGACTATCTATGAAGAGCGTATTGATCACATGGAGTACTTAGACCATCACTATATCCAAGACCTTCCACTATGGTTTATTGAGTATGTAAGACCTGAAGGGCACTTCGAGGATAGTGAAGAGTCACAACAGGCAGTATTTGAAATTCATCGTAGAAACGTAGCATTAGGATATGAGGGTACTATGCTGAAAGACCTTGATGCTACTTATAAATGTAAAAAATGTTATGACATGCAGAAGATAGTAGGGGTTAAGAGAATTGACCTTCCTATCGTTGGAACTACTGAAGGTAGGGAAGGTACCATGTTTGAAGGCACTCTGGGTGCTCTGGTAGTTGCTTACAAAGACAATACTGTTAATGTAGGTGAGGGTGTATCTCATGAGCTACGAGATGAATTGTGGGTTAAACGTGACGAACTTATAAATCAGACTATTGAAGTGGAATACCGAGAGGAAACTACCAATAGCAAGACAGGTAAGAAGTCTCTACGCTTCCCAGTGTTTATAAGATTCCGTCCTGACAAAGACTAGGAGGATTGAGTATATATGAAGGAATTTCTCAAAGCACTGCAATATAGAAGTAACAAGCTAATAGATAGCTCTCCTGTAGCTGGTGCTGTAGATGAGCAACACAAGAAGTTAAGAGAAGAATACAAGGCTCTAGAGGGTAGACGTGGGCTGTACACTAGTGGGTCTACCAAAGAAGTACGTGTTATCACGATAGTAGAAGCTCATGAGAGATACCTACGAGTTAGTTACCAGTGCTTTGGGATGGACTATACTGCTGAAGTCTTTACTTGCATATGCTGGAACGGTATCTTTAGTGGGGAAGAAAGGATTAGTGACGTAGAATGAACGATATGACACCTCCTACTCATTTTGAACCTGTATATCTCTATAATAAGTATGAGCCACTTAGAAGAAAGATATACAATAAGTTCAAAGACCAGATGGCTAACAACACAGATAGGGAAGAGTTGTCTGCTGAAATAGACCGTACATTCTTAAGCTTAGTAACGGAATACAACCCCCATCGGGGGGTTGACTTCCCCTACTATATTAAGAAGATGCTTGATTTACGTATCTTCCACTGGGTAAACAAGTACCATAAGAACATAAATCGTGAGACATACAGCAATGATGATAACGGTATAGTAGTGGAGGATACCCAATATGCAGAGTTACTTCAGCGTATAGTTGACCTTCATAGTATTGACCCAGACATTCAGCTAGGAGAGAAACATCGAAATCTTATGATTGGATTGCTGATAGACCAGAAGACTATTCAGCAGTTAGCCGAGGAAGAAGGGGTACCTTCCAATAGACTACATGCTAGGCTGTACTTCTTGATACAGAAGTTTGACAAAGAGTATGCAAGACTAATAGAGTGGTGGGGAGAGGACTTATATGACTAATGAGTATCAAATGAAGAAACATGAAGAAGCTATGACACTCCAGGCTAAGAAACTTGAGCAGGAGATAGCTAAATTTGGAATAACCTACAGTAATGCTGGACAACTTAAAGACCATGATGCTATTATGTTTATGAACCTTGTAGAGAAGTGCCTAGTAACGTGTGGTTCAGAGCCTAAACCACACTTCCTTGAGGTTAGTAGAAACTTTATACAGGTATATACCCTTGTTAAGATGAATGCTAACATCTTCCCATTTTATCCAGACGAACACCCTAAAAATGATAGATTCCATAAGGTTGTGACACAGACGTTGCTTGGAATGGGCTGGGTGGATTCTGTTAGATGGCTACCCAAAGAGAATGGCTCAATTTTATTGGTGACAAGGAGGGTATAAGATGATAGCGGTTATCGTTGAAGGTTTTAGTGACCATGACGCAATTCGTAGAGTCTACAGTCCAAAAGATGTGCAAACCATAGTAACGAATGGGACAAAATTTAATAACCGTATCAGAGAGCAGATTCAGGAAGCCTTAGACATGAGGCTTCCTACTTTCATATTATCTGACCCTGATAAGGCTGGGGATGAGCTTGCTAGCATGATTAAGAGCAACTTTGGTAAGATTTCTAGGATCAAGGTAGACCCTGATAGAGCAAAGCAGGAACGTATGTTCAGAGTGAAATATGGTGTGGAGTATTGCAGCGATGAATATTTAAAAGAACTACTGGAAGGAGTGGTACAGTATGGCAGAAGCAAAAAAGAGATGTACGGCTTGTGAGAAATGGCTAGACTATGATGAGTTCCATAGAGACTCTAAGTCCTCAGATGGGAGAGTACGTAAATGTAAATTATGTACTAAGATGAATAGAGGAGCAAAGAAGCCTATCACTAAGAGCAGAAGTGTATCCCTCATGTCTATAAGGCTGTCCAAGGCTATAAGTACTCTTGCCAAACGTATGAAGATTCCAGTAAATATCCAAGTGAACAATGACACAACCATTACTGTCACTATCAACAGGGAGGAATCATCGGATGAGTAAAGGCATTGTAATTCAGGGTAGTGTAGGAGCAGGAAAGAGTACTTTAGCTGAGATGTTGGCAACATATACAGGAATGACATTATTCCGAGAGCCAGTTAAGAGTAACCCCTACTTAACTGATTATTATAAAGACCCTGAGAAACATGGATATGCAATGCAGGTATTCCTGTTGCATGAACGCTTTAAGCAAGCCTTACATGCACAACGCTTAGATGATCACATTATGGATATGAGCATGTATGGAAACTTAATATTTGCTTCCATGATGACTCAAGATGGCATTATGACGGAACGTAATATGAATGACTACATCAACATATTCCATACATTCCGTGCCCTAACTGAGCCACCAGCACTTATGGTTTACCTAAAATGCTCCACTGATGAGTGTATCAACCGAATTCAAAAAAGAAATAGGAAATCGGAGTTGAACGTAGAGCGTTCCTATTGGGAGAAGCTAAATCAAGCGTATGAAGTCTGGTACAGAACCTACTTCTACAGTCCTAAAGTTGAGATTGATGTTACAAATATCAATATAGTTGATAGCAAGGAATCAGCTCACTATGTAATGGAGACTATTATGAAAGAACACGTCAAGGCTACCCTTTAGGGTAGTCTTTTCTTGTATAGGTCTACTGGTTTGACTTTTTTCGAGGATTCGGAAAAAATAAGGATGTGGTCGAGGGACACACCAAGCATAAAGGAGAGGTGATATTCGTGCGTATTAACAGAATAGTAGGGGAATGTAGTTGTAACAACTGTTTAGACAGGGGTTTGACAGAAGCCTACAAGATATATGTAGGTAGAACTAATACTACAACCACGATAGTTCTGTGTGTTCAGTGCTTAATCAAGCTAGACGCTGACATTAACAACAAGATTAGAATGATAGCTATGAGGGGTACCGTTGACTCCCTTCAGCAGGGTAGGGAGGAATAGCTAGTGAACATAAAGATTAACTACATCGCTGACCTTAGGCTACGTCAGGTAGAGGTCAGAACAGGAACTACAGTATTCCTAGTAGATGTAGAGCACTTCAAGAGAATAACAGAAGCAGATATAGAGTCTATAGAAGGTCGTAGAGGAACTCTGGTAATGAGTAGTAACCTCTACATCAGTCTTAGGAAGGAGGCTACACATGTCGGCAGAGTTAGAGGAACTGAAGCGTAGGGCAAAATTAGCAAGGCTGAGTAAAGTCCCTAAGGGGGCTTCAGCCCTTACTAAAGAGGATGTAATGTTAGTACTTCATCCAGATGAGGCACAACTGATACTAGATTTCATGTATGGAGCTATTCAGTGTAAAGAACTTAAAAGTGACCACAAGATGGCACTTAATATAATCGAACATATGGAGGGATAGTTATGATGACCAACGGTGAGGTAAAAGATGAAGCGGTAAAGATATTAGAAGAGTGGGCACAAGAGAAACCAGAGATGTTTGTATCTGGTGGAGAGCCTAGTTTCTGTTGGGAAATGAGACATTCAGCTATCAGAAAGGTACTGGAGGACAATGACCTTACTGAGTATGAAGATGACATAGAACAAATTGATGGCTTCTTACACTACAGTCACCTAGCAACAGCAAGAAAATATGTAGAAGAGTACTTAGCAGAGGAACAAGGTAAGCTTAGTAAGGTGGCTGAAGTGGGTCACAGACAATCAGACTTTATGTAGGGGGAATGGAAAATGAATGAGTTTCACATGGATATTGAGTTGTTTCTTGCTATAGACAAGTTTTTACTACCAGGAGTAAAGGTTGGTAGTCTTAACATGGATGTATCTGCTAATGCAGGCAAGCCAGAGGGTACAGTAATTCTATCTCACCTATTGGTTTACAAGGATGGAGTTAGCCATGTATTCTTAGTAGATCATAGTAGCAATGGTATTACAATGGCACTGTTTGATGAGAAGGGTTGTGGTGCTGCACCTATACCTGATGGTGAGGAAAGACAGACTAAGCAGGTATTACAAATGATGATGGCAATAGCTAGTGGAGGGGATGTTAAAGATGGAAGCGTACATTAATACTACAGGTGTTAGAACAGGTCGTCTTAGCTCATCTAGAGAGAATAAAGCAGGGGTGGCACAATCTCCTGTAAACTGGGTAGGAGAAGTAAAGGTTAGTAGCTTCATGCCAACCTTTAGTATCTATGACATAATGGGCATTACTCCTGAGAGTGAGGTGGCTGTAAGAGAGAAGGAACTAGCATTTTGGGAGGGCAAGTATAAAGCTACAAACAAGCATAGTCAGAAGACGCGTATCAAACGTAGAGTAGACTTCAAACGACATATGTTAAACAAAGCTAAGGAAGACATGGAAAATTACTACAAGAGCAAGGAACAGTATAAGGCGTAGACACTGTAGGGAGACAACTTTGATGTTGTCTCCTTTTTTATTTATTGTAAGAGGATTGATTTGCTTTTCTCTCTGTTCCGTGTGAAAATTGACTCATGGAAGTCAGGAAGTACATTGAGTCTAAAAGGAGAGGTGTAGAGATATGACTAAATTATCAGTAGGTGAGTGGAGAATACTTTTGCTTAGTGACTGTCTACAGGACAGCGAGGAACTGTATGAGTACACAGAATGTCTACGTAAGGAAGGTAAGAGAGCAGTCTTATCAATCACTAGAGAAGATGCTAAGGTTTTGGATGAGTATCTTGAGGATGGACAGGATAACCACTTTAGAGAACAACTTAGAAAAGAGTGGGTATTCACTGGTAAGGTAAAAGACAACGGTAAAGGTAATAAAACTACATGTGAGTACTGCCAACACCAGCAAATTAGATACAGATACTTATGCAAGAACATTAAAACAGGTGTATATTTGGACTTGGGTAGTGTGTGCGTAGGGTATATTGTACATGGTGAAGAGAAGATGAAGGATAAAGAGTTCAGTAAGAACTTTGTAGAAGGTCTAGACAGTCTTAGGAAGAAACCATATGTACCAGACCCACAAGAGGTAGAGAGTAAACGCAGAAAGCAAGAGCCTTCAATTCGATATGCAGCAAGTATTATACATAGTGCTGGGCATGGAGAGAATAGTTTCTTCCAAAGCCTACAGAAACAGTGGAATGAGGGTAACTCCCTATCAGATAAGCAGTTTGAAGCTTTAAAGAATATGGCAATCAGAATACGTGATTCACGTAAGCGTAAGGAGGTAGCAAACAATGCCTGAGATGTACGTAATGTTTAAGCCAGGTTCTGTAATGTTGTGTACTAAAGAGATAAATTTTGGTAGTGCTGTTATTCCAGAAGGTACTACAGGAATAGTGGAAACTGTTTCTCTAGACAATGGAGGAGGAAGACACTACACAGTATACTTTGCCTTAGTTCTCATGGATGGGGATAGGGCAGAAGAAGAGGTACCTTACATCCTTACAGAAGAGAGAATGGGGCACTTGGGTATTAGGATGATACAAACACCATGAGAGTTCTATGCACGGGGAGTAGAGACTTCAAGAACGTTGACATGGTAATAGATGCTCTACTGGAATTACCAGTAGACTCTGTTATCATACATGGTGGTGCTAAAGGACTAGACAAAATAGTAGACATAGTAGCCAGATACTTAGGGTTTAAAGTAGAAGTATATAAGGCTGAGTGGAAAGGCGATAAGCGTGAGGGCTTATACCGTAATAGCCAGATGTTGCATGAGGGTAAGCCTGAATATGGTCTAGGGTTCAGAAGTAAGCTGAACAGTAAAGGTACTAATGACATGCTTATGAAGATGGGGCAGGCAGGTATACCACATAAAATCTATAACGATTTCTAGGAGGACATAAAATGGGACTGAATCACAGAAATGTAACTATAAGTAATGGGGACTTAGATAAGGGAGAGAAATTAATTAAGCTAACAACAGAGAAAGCATTCCAGAAGCTAATGGAGGGTAAGGAAATCTTTGCTAGATTCCAAACAGTTACCTATGACCATGTTAAGGGGTGTAGAAGATGTAATAAAGAGAGAAAGGGTAACTACTGTAGTGAGTGTGGTTCACAACTAACAGATAATCTACCAAGGGAAGTAATTAAGGATAAGAGATGGTTAGGATTAGAGCTGAGATGGAAAGAGGATAGTGAGGAATTTAAGGAAGCTGAAAGAGAGCTATGGGAGTTCACTAACCACCCATTCTCTGGTGGACGTTCTTATAAGAAGTCTAATACTCAACTAGGCTACTTTACACAAGTCCAAGTTTGGTACTGGAGGGGTTATTGATGAAGGGTGTAGTTAGATGCTGGCAATGTAAAGAGAGGCATGAAGCAGATAGAACCACTTATATCCAGGTTCAGGGGTATATCTATCAAGGTAATCAGGAGGTACTGGATGCCAACTGCTCTGGTAAATGTGATCATGAAGAACTACCTTCAGCTAACTTTTGTGCTGACAAGGATTGTCTTATGAAACATATCAAAGCTAAGAAGGAGGATGCAGACAATGGCATTCGATAAAGCTAAGAAGAAAGAGGTAAGAGAAATAGGGGAGAGACCGTGGCAGGTATCTATAGAACCAGAGACTGAACCTATATATCAGGTGAAATGTATCAGAATAATAGGTACGAAAATTGCAGTTGCTAAAGAGCACTATGTAGATGACCTTGGTTCTTTCCTACCACAAGGTACTCTAGGAACAATAAAAGAGGCAATCATAAGAGAAGATGAAACTATCTATGGAGTGTACTTTGAAGATGTACACTGGGTGTTTGACACCCCTTGTGGCATACAAGGAGAGGTATCAGAAGGTACGTTCCACTGGTCTGAGGAAGAAATGAAAAATATAATAGGAATTATATAGGAGGATGTAAACAATGGGAACTAATAATACTGAAGAGTTAACAGGGTTGAAGATGCAAAACAAGCCTAGAAAGGCTGTACTTAAATCTACAGGGGAGCTAGAGGTCATTCAGTATAATGATGAGATAGTGGAGTTTGTTAACTGTCATGAGTGTAACTGTCAGCACCTTACTCATCAGGAGAGCTACCTAGAAATAGTGGGCAACCTCCATGTAGGAGGCACGAGTAGGGGTGGATTGTTAGGTAATGGTGACTGGAAGAACATTGGTGTCCCTGTATACTACTTCTGTATAAACAATCGTTGTCTGTCTAATTATATCCGTAAGATAGAGCTGAAGGAGTTAACTACTACGGAGCAGATAGCTGAGGTCAAGTACCTAACTGTGTTTGAAGTTGGTGTTCCCGTACCTGTAACTAATGAGTTCTTCCTTAAACCAGACAATAAGTACTGTGTAGTAAATGCGAATAGGGAAGGTGATATAGTTATAGAGGGTATGATATATTCTATACATCCTCAAGGGGACTACGTAAAACATAGGAAGATGGCAACTACTTCTGACCTAATACAGGAGTGGATGGTTAAAGGGATAGTTCAGCTTGTTCCTGACACTGTAGAGCTTGAGCCTACGGAACGTCCTTGATTTCTGTTTCCAGTCGTGAGAAAATGGTCTTGTGAGAGGGAGAACCTCCTTCCTCTAGACCAGAGCTAAAAGGAGAGGGTACTAGTGAGTAAATTTATTGATGGGTTAAACCCAAGCCAAGAAACAGCAGTATTAGCAGTAGAAGGTCGTGTACAAATCAATGCAGTAGCAGGTAGTGGTAAGACTCGTGTTCTAACACACCGTGTAGCACACATGATTACTGACCTTAAAATCAAGCCTAAGCATATCATGATGACAACATTCACTAAGAAGGCTAGTGAAGAGATGGAAGAGCGTCTGTCTAAGCTTATCCCCCAGATGAAGCTAATGCAGTTAACAATTGGTACTACACACTCTATTGGTTACCGCATCTTGAAGAAAGAGTATGAAGCGTTAGGTGACTCTAGAATGTGGGCATTTAAGAAGAAGGATGGAGTACTAATGGGTAACTCTCAAAAGTACTTTGCTGAGAGTATAGTCAAGGCTATCATGATGGATAGAACAATTGAGTTCAGTATCAAAGAAGAGCTAAGAGACATGCCTATCCCAGGATTACTGAAGGTAGTAGGATTGACTAAGAATAATGGTCAGAACTACCAAGACTTTGAAGAAGAGAATAGTGGTAAGGGTACTAGAATGGATTGCTATATCGAGTTCTTCAGACGCTATGAGATTACTAAGCAGAGCCAAGATAAGATTGATGGTGACGACATGCTATACCTTCTATGGAAGCTGTTTAAGGAGCACCCAGAAGTACTTAAAAAGTACCAAGACATCTACAAATACATACTAGTGGATGAAGCACAAGATAGCAACTCATTACAGTATGAGCTAATGAGCATGCTAGCTTATCCAGAGAATAACTTATTTATCGTAGGTGATGACGACCAGTCTATGTACGGTTTCCGTGGTGCTAAACCAGAACAGTTTATAGAGTTTAGCTCTTCATACAAGAATGTACAGTCCATTGCATTAGAAGACAACTACCGTAGTAACCCAGCTATTCTACAGATTGCTAACAATCTGATTAAACATAACACTAAGCGTATCAAGAAAACGCTTAAAGCACATAAGCAAGATAACAGTGATTGTACAGCATTATCTGTATTCAGAGATGAGACAGAGGAAGCTAAACAGGTAGTAGATGATATCAAGATTCAGATAGAGAAGAAAGGTAGAGGTCATAAGGACATTGCTATCCTTTACCGTACTAATTCTCAATCTCGTGCTCTAGAAGATGAGCTAATCATGTCAGGTCTACCATATGTTATCCATGGAGGTATTTCCTTCTATGAGCGTAAGGAGATTAAGGACATTGTATCTTACCTTAAACTGGCTATTGACCCTCATGCAGATACAGCGTTCAAGCGTGTGTATAACGTTCCAAGTCGTTATCTAGGTAAAGTGTTCTTTGAGAAGGTTAAGTCATATGATGGCTCACATTGGGAAGCTATTACTTCTGGTAAGTTATCTCTTAAAGGTTATGAAACTAATGGTATTCTAAGCTTTACAGCAGTAGTGAGAGAACTACAAGAGCTTCTACGTAAGGATAGTACTCCTACTGATTTAGTAAATCATTTATTAGACAATGCTGGGTACCGTGAGTATATCCTAGGTGAGGACGATGAGGAAGAAAGTAACCGTCTAGAGAATATTGAGACATTAAAGTACGTGTTAGACCGTTATGAGAACGTTGAGGACTTCCTAGGCTATATTGAGATGATGACTTCTCAAGCTAAACATAGTATTGACGGTGTTCAGCTAATGACTATCCATAAGAGTAAGGGTCTTGAGTTCCCTGTAGCATTCTGTGTGGGTGTGTCTGAAGGAGTATTGCCTCACTTTAGAGCAGTAGAGTCAGAAAATGATGGTAAGCCTTTGGCTATTGAGGAAGAGCGTAGATTGTTATATGTTGGTATTACAAGAGCAGAGAGTGAAGTATATATCTCTTGCCTACAATCTTATAATGGTAGACGTTGTATGGTGAGTCGCTTTGCTAAAGAGCTAGGCATGAGTGCCTTTAGTGCCAAAGCAGTTAATGAAGAGTATGATAGCCGAGTATATCAACATATTAGAGAGCAAGAAGAGGCTATGATGAGAGGTATAGTGGGGGAGTAATTCCCCCTCTTGCTTTCTTAGAAGAGGGGTATACGTTAGTTAAGTGTACTAATTGTTATCATCCATACACTTCCTCACCAAAGTTTAGTGATACCCAGCCTGATGAGGTGGAAGATGGCTTGTGTCATGCATGTAAGAAGCTAGAAGCAGAACTAGATATAGTTTGGTAGAAAAGACAACCGAGAAAAAGGAGAGGTTCAGATGAACAAGGTATATGAGGAGACTATCAAGAAGGTTAGTGAGTTGCTAAAGGGGAGCAAGAAGACGGTGGTGTTGAGTGGGGCTGGACTTTCAACCGAATGCGGGCTACAGGATTTTAGAAGCTCTAGCGGTCTCTACAAAAACAGACGTATTCAAGAATTAGCTACTACTAGAGGGTTGTGGGATAGCACCTTTGAATTTACTGAGTACTATAGAGAGAGAATTGGTCAAGTGTTAAGTAATGAGCCTGATGAGTCTTATATGTGTATTAATGACTGGGCTGAGCAAGGACTGGTACATCACATTATCACCCAGAATGTTGATGGATATCATAGCCAAGTCAATACTGCTAAGATTCCTGTGCATATGTTGCATGGTGATTTAGCTAGTTGCTTCTGCTCTGCATGTAAAAAGAGTACTCCTAGTTCTTATTACCTGCATAACATCAGATGTCCTCATTGTGGTGGACTTCTTAGACCTAACATCGTTCTATTTAACGAGCAGTTATCCCAGAACACTTTAGCCTTATCATTATCTGCGGTGCAGAATGCTGACCTTACTATTGTAATGGGTTCTTCCCTACAGGTAACCCCAGCAGCTATTCTACCTGCCTACACTAAGAAGAATGGTGGAAGCTTAGTAATCATTAATAATGACGAGACACAGCTAGACCATATAGCTGATGTAGTTATAAACGCCCCTCTTGGGAGAACAATAGCGGAAATCAATAAGGAACTAGGTACTTCAGCCTAGTTCCTTTTCATTTGTTTGACTTCTGGGGTGGTTTCCTTCAAAATGAAGTCATCAAGTTGAGTTGGTTGGTTCACTCTACGGAGTAGCTAAGGATGGAGATTCCGTTCTTCGGGCAAACTAACTTCAAAAGATACCAAAGATAAAAGGAGCTGGTTATAATGGCAGTAAAACAACGTATTATCACTAAACAAATGCAGGCACATGTAGACCAATATCTAAAGATATATGAGGCATCTAAAACTCTAGAGAAAGAATTGAAAAGATTACGTGGTCTTATAGAAGATGAAATGGAAGCACGTCAGGTGTACGCTATATCAGGTACTAATGGTGGTGGAGTTGAGCTACAAGAGGGTGAGAGAGTAGTGCAGAATGCTTTGTACACTACGTATGACCCTTCATTACTAACTGCTATCCCTGCTGGGTTGGCACGTCAGTGTAAGGAGATTGTAGTCAACAAGGATATGGTAGAGGGATTTATCAAAGAGAAGAAGCTATCTAGAAAGATGTGTGATGAGTTTAAGATTAAGAAGCCTTCTGTAACATTCAAGACTACAGTACTATAAACATAGGAGGTGGGGGTCTATGGGTCTCTTTGGAGATTTCTTTAGACGGTTGGGTGGGAAGGCTTATGAGCGAGATTTACGTAAGCAGTATGATCATCGTAAGCGTAAGTGGACAGAGCACGGGTACTGGAAGAACATCGGTACCCCTATCCATGATAACTGGGAATGGGTTGACCTTAAACCTGGAAAGTATGAAGCCCCTAAGTGGCTTAATGTTATAGAGATGCCTGAAGGTCATTACCTTATAAAACTAACTGATGAGATACTTCCTGATACAGAAGAGGTTGTCAAATGTGGATGCGTAAGGGACGTAGAAATTTCTGTAGAGCTATTGAAAAGTTATTATGAGTGTCTAGGTGACGTAATAGTTGACGTTAATACCGAGAAGAGAACAATTTAATCGTCCTCGTTTTATTAATCCAAAGGAGAGTGTCTGTATGACAAACGTGATTGAGTTTACAGCTAAGAGTAGTCGTAAGGGAGTAGCATCAGTACCAGTTAAGGGTGACCTTTTTGACCAGATGTTAGCTAGTGAGATAGAAACAGTATTAAAGGCTACAGGTTTACCAGATGGGGAGTCAGCTATCAAGTTTGTATCTGACTTTTATAGAAAGTATCCAGCGTTAGTGGAATATGCTCGTAGTCAAGAGAACCTACTAAGGAGGTAACTGTGATGGCTGACCAAATGATTATGCATTTTCGTAGAATGAGGGGTATTCCTGTAAAGGGTAGACTAGTATTAGAAGTCAACTACGAAGAGGGTACAATTAAGCAAGTTAGAGAAGGCTTAGATGAGAATGGTTCAGATAAGTGGATGCACGATGACTTACCTGAAGAGTGCAAGTATTGTGGTAAGGAAGTAGACAATGCAGGTAAGGTTGCCTGTAACAGTTGCATAGATAAACGTAAAGATACGTTGGAGTAGGAGGAAATTATTATGGATAACAATATTATGGGTGGATTAGCTAGAGCATTACGTAACTATCACTACTATGAGAAGTCAGGACGTAACCCCGTCCTGTCTCCTTTCTCACTATTCCGTAGATTATTCAATAGCTAGTCCCCTAAAGGGGGTGAGACCTGTGGGGAAGCGTAAGGACACTTTGATAGCTTTTCAGCTAGAAGTAAGTGAAGCCATGAGGAAGAATAAGCACGGCTATAAGACTTTGCTGAAGCGAGTACAGAACAAAGTGTTTCGTAATATTACTAGGTCAGAGCATGAGAGTACGTTGGAGAGTTTAGTAGTCAAGAAGTGGAGCAGTAGAGATGTTTGACAACTGGTGAGGATACACAATATTTGGTTCTAACATCAAGAGACCACACATAGTCTAATATAAAAAGGAGTGTGTTCTATGAAAGGGAGAAGAGAAGCTGTAGTAAAGTTGAATGTGATTAAGATAGATATTGATTACCAGTTACAGGCTTTATTTGATGCTATGCAGTCTAAAGATGACCAAGCCAAACAACAAGCTAAAGCTAACCTCTATACCCTTCGCAACCAGTTGAATGACCAGACAAAACTTATGGGGGTATAGTTATGAAAGGCTTCATCAAGTATATTCCATGGGCAATACGAGCAGCATCTATACTGATGTTATTTATCTACTTGGGTAATGTGAAAGATATGATTGATATTTATAACACCAGGGTAGAAGATGCACAGTCTGCTATGCAGGCTACCCAATTGTCTAGTGAGTCAATTATGCAAATGATACGACATGTAGCAGTAGTAGTCACTTTTGGTTTATTGTGGATAGCATTAGAGATTAATGTGATACGTGGTATGGAGAAGAAGTAGACTTTGTTAGATGCTTGCCCCTTAGGGGGTGAGTATTATAGAGAGTCTAAGGCTCTGAGTTAAAAGGGGAGAGGAATATGAATAGTAGGGGAGTAGGCATTGCATATGGTAGAGTCAAGCAAGATAATAGGCATAAGGACAAGATTATCAAGGAACACCGAGGTAGAATAAGAGAACTAGAAATACAGGTAAGAAGGCAAGAAGATATCATCAGAGAACAGGCTAGACAGATAAAGGAGCATAATGAACTCTGGAGGGGATTAGATGAAACTAGAAAATAGTAAAGAAGACTTGATTGTGTGTATACGTTCAGCAATGTTAGAGGGAGCAGAATGGATGTCTCTATTAGTGGTGATGCCAGAGCACCCAGCACCACAGCTTATTATTGACCCTAAGGAAAACTTTACTGCAAGACTTAACTTTCTACGCAATACATACAACGAGAATTTAGAACATGCTCACAACCCAGCAGTACGAATCGTAGGGTTTTCTAGCGGGTCTAGTGTATCTAAAGTATCTAAGATTTATAAGCTATATATGAAAAAACTACAAGAGGGAGAGAAATAATATGAAACTAATCATTGGTAAGGTGGCGTCTGGTAAGAGCCAGAGGGTAATTGATATCGCTAAGGAGAAGGCAGTTGAGGGTAAGGCTACTTTGATTGTGACAAGCCTAGCAGATGAACTAGGGGAGCGCTTTGGAGCTGCTAAACGTGAGTTATCAGAGCATAAAGATAACTTCATGGTCACCTCCATTAGACCAGATACCTCCAGTAACCCAGAGATGGCAGTAGTAAAGGGTATGATCCCTGTATTTGGAGCAGTACCTGATGTTATAATCGTACATGCTGAGATATTCTCTAGGGAACTGGTGTTAGCCTTAATGAACCTAGAACCAGTGTTGAAAGCAGAGGTTTATATGGTGGTACAAGCCAATAGCGAGTTTGCACCAGGAGTACAGGTAGTAGACGTGGAAGAGGTGATTAACTAATGGTAGTAGTATCTTCTAGAAAGTTTGCTAATTTGCTAAACATGATTAAAGGTCTAGAGTTAGTAGATGCAGAGATAATTATACATGATGACAATAGTGGTAATTTTGATGAGGTTGTACTAAAGTTTAAGGATGGTAAAGACCAGAAGGTAGTTAGTATTACTCCTGATTGGGAGCAGAGGAAGTCCGATAGAGATATTATTGATACTACTCTAGTGGTTGATGTCACTGAGATGGTTACTACTAGGCTCATAAAATAAAGGGGGACAAGCTTTATGAATACAGTTAAAGATGCTAAGTTAAAGAGGGTACTTGAGTTACGACACATGATAGAAGAGACTAAGAAGAATGAGACAGAGATGTCTAAGGAACTATCCACTCTAGAGAAGGAACTATATATGGAGTGTGAACATGAACGTATGACTCGTGTAAGTGATTGGGAGAGGGTAGACACTAGTACAGAGCTAGTATTCATGAAAGCTAACTACAAGTGCGATGAGTGTGGTCACATAGAATCCATTATGGGAAGGGCGGATAGCAATGTTGGCATCAACAAATAACGATGAGGCTATACAGAAGATGCTTAATGATAACTGTGAAGTGCGATTCATTCGTATACATAATGGTGAGGTAAGGGAGTTATGCATGGAGCGTTTTGGTAAGGCATTCGTTGTACGCTTCGCACCGTTAAGTGACCCTAAGATAATGAAACCAGAGTATTCTGTCTATAAGGTAGGGAGAAATGGTAGAGAGATTAGAGTAGCAGCCTTCTTTGCAGAGGAACTAGAAGACAATATGGCTAACTTTGGTTTCCGTGATGGCATGCTAGATGAATGGTATGGGAAACTAGTAGATAACCCTAATGAGAGGTTCTATAACTCTAACCACACATTCTACATTGCTAGAACCCCTGAAAGTGAACGTGGATTTAAGAACAGTATACTACCATACTAGGACTCCTACGGGAGTCCTTTTCTTTTTGTCCTCCGTCTCCTTTCCCCTCCTACAAAACTTTCTAATGAAGTTCCCAATCATTCTCCTATTGGGAACTTCCCCCGAATCCGTTTGCCTTTCCGAGAACTTTCCTATTAGATTTGATAACGATTTCTCTTGTTTGAAATTGTATCCAAACTTCATATATTTCTTTATAGTTGGTAACATTAGGAGGTGCATGATGGAAGGACAGAAGAGAGTAGTAGAAGCTATAGTAGACGGAGTAAGAGTCACAGGAGTCCTAGTTGCCAGTGAGAATGGCAAGTATGTAATACAGCTTGAGGATGGTAGCAGAGTAGTGTCTGATAATATCAAGGAGGTAGAATAGAATGGCTAACTTTTTCTATATTACTGTCGATACTGTTGGTCCAGCTAACCCTACAGCTAGCATAGAGAGTGGAGCACAATATACTACTAAACAACTTGTAAACGTTGCTATAGGAACAACAGATGCTAGTACAGTTGGATACCAAATGAAGATTTGGGGAGATGTAGACAAGGCTAATGATTCTGATATTCAGGATACAGAGGTAGCGTCTAACTGGATTTCCTACACACTTACGAAACAGATTAAGCTAACACCTGGTGATGCAGATAAGACTATCAATATTAAGATTCGAGACGATGTACTCAATGAATCAGCAGTAGCTTCCGATAGTATTAAGTTAAGTGCAACATTACCTAACGTTACTACAGTTGCTTCTGATGTACGTGTATCTAAGAAAGCTACTAAAGATGGATACACATTTACATTCTCTGCTGACAAGCCATTTACTGAGTATGCAGTTAAGGTAGTGGCTAATGCATCATCAGCACAGAACACAGGTACTACTATCCCTACAACTAACGGTTCTGTTAATACTTCTGGCACAGGAACATTCGATACTTCTTCAGTGCCTATCAACGTTACTATTAAGACAAATGACTTACTAGTAGCTAGCTCTGGGGATGGACAGAAAGGTATCAAAGTATTTGTTAAGGATGCCGCAGGGAACTGGAGTGCATAATTATGGGTAACTTTTTCACTATAACTGTAGATACAACACCTCCAACTATTGAACTTATCCATCCTAGACAACCTATCTATGGAGTTAATACTGAAATTATAGTGAAAGCTAGTGAAGAATTGGCTGAATACCAAGGTCTATATCTAGAAGATAGCCTTGGTATTCGTCATCCACTCATTGGCACATTGGAGTACGACACTATTACTTACAGAACTAACTTCCTTGGTGTGGCTCTGGGTACATGTAGAATCTATTGTACGGTAAAGGATGTTGTGGACAATATGTCAGAGGAATTTATATCAGTAATAAACCTACGTACATCAGCTCTAGCTAATAAGCAAGAATTAGAGTTGGGTAACCAAGCATTGACTGAACTAGAGACAGGTGTGATGCCTATCGTTGAAATGGAAGTATGGGTGACACCTAAGATTACCCTAGAAGAAGGAGGGTGGTAATATGTTACAGAAGAACGAGGGAGCTATAGTCTACCAGACAGGTAATACACAACGGTTCTGGTGTAGATTTAGAGACCACAATAACAAAATAGTAGAGCCAGATATGGTGAAGTTCCGTATCATGGACACTAAGACAGAGAAGGTAATAGAAGAGTTCGATGTACCTAAAACACAGAGAATAGAGGGTGCATATTATCATGACTATATATTACCAGAGAAGGCTCAAATGATCACATATGAATGGTATAGTGAAACAGGAGGGTATCCAAACTTAAAGCGTAAGCAGTTCGACACTAAGTTCTTAGGACGTTGGTGAGCATATGGGCATAATAACAGATGGGTTAATTGGATATTGGAATGCACAGAAAGATTGTACCCCTACTCTATGGAAGAACATCGCTCCTGCTACAGTAGGAACATTAGATGGGATTCCTACAGGGGGTAACCTAGTCATCGAGGGGGATGGCGTGGTTAACATAGCACCTAGATATATTACTGTACCAGGCATTAACTTATCTACAGGGCAGTCTACTATGGAGATAGTATTTTCTCTTAGGAGACCAGAGGATACATCTAAGATGACAATGATTATGTTCGGTGTAGGGTTTGAAATGCTAGCCTTAGCTAAGTCAGGTACTCAATTGAATGCACTGGGAGCTATTACTAGACCTGTTCAGTATAATGCTGAGGTGGTTATGGATGGTAAGACTCAGCTAGCAATAGTCAACACTGGTGGAGCAGGCGATGTATACATGAATGGTGTTAAGATTGGTACTCTGGCTGGTTTGGGTAACTACGCTAAGAACAACTACAATCTGTACATTGGTGCATCATTCCTTAGTGGTACTGCTAGTCAACAGTTCGATGGTAAGATACATGCAGCTAGAATGTACAACAAAGCACTTACTCCTGCACAAATATTAGAGAACTATAACAGTTCCTCTGATATAGGACTCACCAATCCTGCACCATTAGTGACTATCACTAACATAACAAGGACTACTGTGAGTAAGAAGTTAGGTGTAGACAAGGCTACGATTACATTCAAGTTCGATAAGGATGTACAGAAGTATGAGTTTAGAGCTGGTGGTATGGGGCAAGGATTGGGTGTACTATTGAGTACAGGTACAAGCAAGACTGCTAATGAAGTCATTACCACTGACCTATACTATTCTGACCAACTATTAGAAGGTATCAACAAGATAAATATCTATGGACAAGATATGGCAGGCAACTGGACACCTTACGAATCCTAAAGGCAGGGCTACTCTTTCTAGAGTGTTCCTGCCTTTTCTTTATGTATAGAAATGGTAACCATACACAGATGTATTTCGGTGTAAAAGTTATGGTGTCCAGAATCGTTTTATTTGGTATGACTTTCTGTCATTTGAATTATGTACTGAATTGTCTATAGTTTATATGTGTAACCGTCAGTTAGGAAGCAGTTATTAAAAGTAAAGTTTAGTTCAGTACTCACTGACACACACTTTACTGTGATAGCAAGCATCCAGAACGGAGCTAGAAAACCTTAGTTTTACTAGGGTTTTCACACATGGAGAGCTTGCTATCAAGCGTACATCTCCTTTATAGTTGCTATGCAAGGAAGAGAGTTCTTTTATATAAGGACTCTCTTTTTTGTATGCCTTTATATCGTTACACTCACAAACATTCTCAATCTCCTATTTCTAAATCAATAAACTAAGGAGATGAATCCTATAGGATTTATGAGAATCATTTGAGTAGAAACGATATTTAGGGCATGTGCCCCAAAGGGGTGCTGAGATAAGCACTATCTCACACAACTGGCAACAGGGGCTACCGAGCATGTCAACGGAGCATAGCGGAGGTGTCAGCGGAGCCATACGGATGCAAAGCGGAGTAGGGAGGTACCAGCGGATACCTGTAGCGTAACCCTAGTTGACACTTGGTGGCAGGATAGTGTGGGTGGGGAAAGTATGCATAGGAGCATACAAAGAGTAACTGGGAGTACCAGTGTACTCACTCACGAACACAAAGTTATACTGTGTGGAGAATAGATAGGGAATCACAGTTCTATTAATGTAGATGAGCAGGTATAGTATGAATGACTGGTGATACAGTACACAAACACCCGTTTGGGTGACCCGTACCGCCCCCTATAGGCGCACCATACCTAATTTTTCTACTCCAACTCACTTTGCTTATCTTACAAATTGCTACTTACACACAGCCAAGATATGGCATCAACCATCAATAAAACTACTAAAGGAGAGTGCCACAACCATATGTCACAGGATAACTTTAGTATCAGTAAACCTCTGATAGGTACTGACCCATCATACGGAGCAGACAGAGATTATATAGATAAACAATTCAACAGTATACAACAAGGCACTGCCCCTACGTGCATTGTATGCACTAATACGGCAGGGTTTAAGTTAATACCTAAACTCACACATCTAAATACAGCGGAGATACAGGATAGAGGATATGTGTGTGAACACTGTCTTAAGCAACAGTATTTTAAACCAGAAGAGTATGGCATTAGACCCATACCTACACCCAACAACATTGGAGGTAGTCTACTATGACGAATAGAAAGAAGCTCACTATTGAAGAGCTATCCACAGAAATGCTAGAAACTAGACACCATAAGCTAGAGCGCCTAGTAAAGTGGGAACATGGGGATGAGGTTAATGAGATGCTGCTTACAGGGGTATCCCCTCATAAGGTATCTGACTGGTGTAAGGAGAGAGGCTTTAATATATCTCACCCAAAACTATACGAATATAAAGAGATGCTACAGGAAGCTATCACAAAGCAGATAACGGTGGAGAGAATGCTAGGTATTGGGATGCCAAAGCGTAAACCTATAGTACTTAACACCATAGCTTTGCAAAATACTAAGCACATGGTTAAGAGTGAGTTAGAAGTACTAGACGGTATCATACAGATTGGTATGAACAGTTTATACACTTCCCCAACAGTTAAACTACAAGATGCTATGAAGGCTATAGAGCTAAAGCATAAATTAACTGGTGGTAATCATGGGGCACTCACTAGCTACGGTCTAGACCAGCTGAGAGCAGTAGAGCAAGCTAAGTTCCAAGCTATCATAGAAGTGGTTATGAAATACTTACCAGAAGATAAGCATGCTGAACTAGAACAGGCAATACTAGATGCAGAGCGTGGATACTATGAGAACTATGCACCAGAACTACTAGAGGAATATGAGAAGACTGTAGATGAGCAGTATGGAGATGACAAGGATACAATAGTAGTATCAGATAGCCAATTCTAAGGAGGTACTTACACATGTATACACGAGATGATAAGGATAGAGAGAAACTAGAGAAGGTACGTAAAGGTGATATAGTGGAGCTACGAGTGGGAAACAGAGTACTAGGAAGAGTACACAAGGATGACCTATTCAGTAAGGTGGATAGCTCACAACCACTAGGTAAGCAGATGGATATGGATCTATATAAGTAGTATAGCTTAGAGTATGGTACAAGAATGACAAGCCATACTCTATTTTTATTTGTATTAGGAGGGATAACAATGAGTACTATTAATAATATACAAAAGTCTATTAACCAGATTGGTATGGAAGGTGTAGTAAGGTATCTACCAAAGGGTATGAAGCTACATCCCTGTGACCTGCATGGGTCGTTCCTAGCTCACTATAAGGATGAGCTACCTACCTGCCCACTATGTGTACAGCACAACCATGCAGCAGAGGGTACTACAGCTACAGAGGTAGAGCACTATATTAACATTAGAGACATGGTAGCCCCACCGCATAACCCACATTCGTAGGGTTTCTATGGGGGTTAGGTAGAAAATCAATTCCAATAAGGGAAAAGAACTAGGGAAGAGATAGCGAAACCGCATCTCTTCCTTTTTTATTTTTTCTTGGTGGGGCTAAGTAGGTTACATTGGTAGCACACCAAATCCGTATAGGGTCAGCAAGTAGAGTAGGCTAGAGTAACAAAACGTCCTTGACTTCCTCGAACAGTCATGACATAATTTGTTCAAGCGAGAGGGGCACTACAGCAGAGCACCTTCCGACTATCAGAGAATAAAGGAGACGATAATTATGGCATATCTAGTAAACGGTGAGGAAACAGTAACAACAGTTAAGGAAGTAGGAGCAATCTTAGGAGTAAAGGTTACTAAGAAAGGTATTTTAGCTGGTGAGTACGAAGGCGTAGAGGTTATCGAGGATGTAGTAGAAGAAGCAGGTAACGACACTCTAGTAGAAGCAGCAGTAGAGGAAGGTAAGCTAGAAATCGTTATGGTAGGAGACGCTCCAGAGAGCGGTAAGCTAGAGCAGGTAGAGGAAGAGCAGGAGGTAGGAGTAAACGATGGTAGTGACGGTATTGAGCCAGAACTAGAAGAGGAAGACTTAGGAGATGGTACTGAGCCAGAGGTACATACTGAAGAGGAAGTACCTGCTCCTGTAGAAGAAGAGCCTAAAGAAGAGGTAGCTGACTGGAGAGCTATGGCTAAGAAACTAAAACAGCCAGAGCCTAAGGCTAAAGCTCCTAAGGTTAAGGAAGACCTAGCAGGTCAGGAGATTGAGTACCCTGAAGTAGGACACTTTGAATCTGTAGAGGATATTAAGAAGTTCTACAAGCGCCTATCTATGGAGCAGATTACAGAGTGGGCTGATATTGAAGGCTTAGAGTGGAAGACTAACGATAACCCTGGTATCAATCGTATGAGAGCGTGCATGGCTATCAGTAACCACCACTTCCCTAAGAAGTCTGGTAGTAAGAAGAAAGCTAAGTATGGTCACCTTACTACAGAAGAGCTACTAGAGATGGCTATCGATAACGATATCGAGGTAAGAGATGGTAAGGGTAATGAGAACATCCTACGCATGTACACTATCATGGCTCTAAAGCAAGCTGGTATCTTAGCATAGGTGTTGCTAGCATAGCCCCTACGGGGGCTGTAGCACTGGAACATTATATGTTACCTAGATAAAAGGAGTGGTTAATATGTATAGCCAAGATTACTGTATACTATTCACTGATGGAGATAGTGTGATTGTAGATAAAGAGGGTAGGTTGGTAGATAGCGATGACCCTAAGTGCCCTAATACTTTCGATGGTGTGTGGAATAAGGTTACTAAGACTGCTACAGGCTGGAGCACTGTTAAGGAGCAGGTAGACCAAGGCTTAGACTTTGGTACTGGAGTATATGCAGCGGAAATAGATAACCAGACTACAGGTACTATCAAACATATCATAAAGTGGGGTGCATAATATGACTAAGGTACTTGTTAATAACACGCTTATACCTACTGAGGTAATGGACGAACTAGCCCTAAGGCTAGGTATACAGGAAGCAGAGTGGCACAATATAGAGGGTGATATGTACCTAGCACCTGCTTCAATATCTAATGAGCATGCCACTACTATGTGGGCACATGCTGATCATATGAATGAGATACCTGCTCTAGATGACCTGCCACTTACTACTACATCCTGCATAGTGTGTACTCATGGTATTACGGTAACAGTGTCTAAGGAACAATATATTGATGTAGAGTTCCTACACGTACTGGTGGTGGCATAGATGCCACTAAACGTAGAGTACTCACAAGATGGGTTAAAGGGTCATAAGACATACCAGTCTATGTCTGCTATGAGACGGTTTATAAAGAATATGGCACTCACTGATTACGCATTAGCTACCTATACAGGGGATAACATATATGATAAGAGCGCATACAAGGTAATACAAAGAGGTAATGGATATAAGCATAGTAGTGAATTCTAATACTAAGGGAGCGGATATAAATGGCTAAGAAAGAATTATATACTAGAGAAGAAGTAATGGAATGGACTATTGGATTTATACAAGAGCGTATCAATGATATTAAGCGTGAGCACTGTAGTCACTCTATTACTATGGCTGAGTGTACTAATATACTAGATGAGTTTAATGTACAGGATATGCTAACTAAAGATAGCGCTAAGATATTACTAGACTGCCTAGAGCACTACCATAGTGAGTGGCTAGACTTCTATCAGCATCACTTTACAGGGCTAGCCTTAATGAATCGTACCCATGATAACCTATCCTATTACTATGAAGCATGGTACTACTTCTGTAGACCTGGTACCTATAACCTAGACTAATACCGCCCCTAATAGGGGCTATTTTTATGCCTAGACATCTCTATGGAGGGTAGGTAGAAAATCACTTCAAATAAAATACTCCCACGCTATAGGGACACCCCGTAACTAGGATACCAGTAGCCAACGTCCTTGAGATTTTCCTCCGTCCGTGGGATAATTTGAGTACGGAGGCGGGGCAACCCACCAAACGAATATCGAGGATAAAAGGAGAGATAGACATGGGTACTAGATTAACATCTATTACGGTGAATGTAGAAAGAACTATTAAGATAGGTAAGGTGTGCCGTATCAATACTAGCTACGGATACCTAGGGCTAGATAGTGGTGAGGTAGAGATTATGAAGATTGTACCTACATCTCAGCTACCTAAGTATGTCGACCTGTATGCATGGGAGCAGTTCCAAGACGACCCTAGTGATGTACAAAACTGGCAGTGGGTAGCGTTCCAGTATACAGACCCTAAGCAGCGTGAGGACGATGACCACTATGAGTACTTCCCTGTAGACGAGTTTGCAGACCATATGAGTCAGCTATAGGTTGCTAGGGCAGGCGATACTATCGCCTTCCTTATGGAGCTAAATAGCTACCTAGATAAAAAGGAGTGGTATATATGTTAAGTAAGAAAATGACACCAGTAGCGTACTTATATAGCGAGCGTGCTACAGCTACAGAGGTAGCAGAGTTTGTAAAGCGTGCTATGGGTATGGGTCTAACTAAGTTTGTAGAGGATGGGGAGCAGTTTAACCTATTGGCTCTACCTGAGACATATCCAGACGACTGGGTAGAAGACCTTATAAACGTAGTGATACCTACAGGGGCTATGCTACAAGAGGATGTATGGCAGGGTAAGGATATCTCTGGTAAGCGTCTGTATGAGGAGTATAGTGTATGGGAAGTTAATAAGGTAGAACGTATGGGAGATGATAATAGAGCTATCATACGTAAGCAGAATGATAAAGATATCTACCTATTGTTTATAGATAACCCTTATGTGAGAAATCCTAGATAGTCTAGGGTAGGGGAACGTCCTTGAACTTTCCCCTGCTCCGTGGTATAATTTCTTCAAGGGAGCAGGGGTGCTCCTACTAGAGACTAGGAGGAGATAGTAATGGTAGAATGTGTACACTGTGGAGTAGAGAGTAGTGTAGAGGATTGGGATAAGGCAACTGCTGAGGCGTTCCTAGGGGAAACGTATACAATGGATATGATATCTAGTATCGCTCTACAGGAGCCTGGTACTATCCATATCTGCCCTAGCTGTAAGGAAGACATTATGATAGGGGAGGATATGCAATGATTATTGTATACGGTAGCCACGATATTCCTGTAGGACACGTAGATGAGGCAGTAAAGGCTATTAGGCTCAACGATGGGCTAGAAGCAGAGGTAACTACTATCCAGTATGACAGAGAGTACCATATTCTGGATAGTAAAAATAGAGATGAGGATACTATCCTAACCACGGCACACTACCTGCACCACTATGCAGATACTCTAGACCATAGTGAGGTAGAGGAGAACTGGATGACAGGGTGCGTTAGTATGGAGCACCTAGAGAAGCAGATAGAGTGCCACTGTGGGCTAGAGGACTGTGTAGTAGTCCACATAGGCTGCTACCAGCGTACCCTAGCCAACGGAGTAGAGGTTCAGGTATACTATATCAGCTAGGGGCATAGCCCCTAGTATTACATATAAGGGAGAGGTTAATATGCACGAATTAGGTAATGCAGATGCACACATCACTATAGAGGTAAAGCCAGATAGCTGGTGGAATTTATACCCTACATTCGCTAATGGGCTACAAGATATGGAGCAGGGAGCGGTTAAGGTGCTAGGCATCTCTAGGTACAGAGAGGTACCAGAGGACTTCCAAGCACTATTCGCTCAAGTAGAGTATACTAACCCTAGGGACAGTGTCTGGGTACGCTTTGTATATGTAGACGACCCTAATACTATCCTGTACTTACCAACTAAAGTGTTCCTAGGATGCACTACTCACGTATAGAGATTGCTAGGTAGCCTTGTACGCAGGGCTATCTCTGGAATACCTATACTCACAGATAAAAGGAGAGAGTTAATATGAGTCAACCATATAAAGATATACCAACAGTAGTAAGAACATGGCTATGTAATGAGATTAAGCTAAATATAGAAGCGCATAATGCTAGTATGGAAAAGATAGGATACGACACTGTAGGTTATACCTATAGTGACATTAATGCTATAGCAGATAATATCCTAGGAGACTTGCATGAAGCTATCATTACACCTAATGTAAATAATAGATTCGATATAGAGGAGGACTGCTAGTATGAAGCAGGATACCCTAAGAAAGCTTATACAGGAGCAGGTAGTAGCAGAGATAAACAAGGCTATAGAGAACGAGAATATATACGCATCAGACTGTAGCCAGGAGGATATAGATGCTATAGTAGCACTCACTCTAGAGGAGATAGCTAACCACACCATACCCAAACGGGTAGGCTACCACTTTGATACTGGCTGGTATACAGAGGATGATAAGTACTTATGACTATATACACCCTACATACACAAACGTATGTAGGGTGTTCTTATGCTCGTTTCTATGGGGAGTACCTACAAACTCACTTCCTATTAAAGCAATTCGGTTCGCTCATCAGAAACTCTTCCCACCATTCATCCCCTCCACCAACCTTTCGCCTATTGAAAGTTCTAACACTCACTTACTCGAATTTCTCCTGCTTCAATCTTTGAACCCTTTCACCTTTGAGAGAAATCGACTTACAGAGTTGATATACAACTCACATAGAAGCAGAAAAGGGCATAGAAAAACCCTAGTACACACGGTACTAGGGTTACACACTTACTCATACATATATCTAGGGAAGCCCTTCTCACGCAGATATCTACTCCAATACTCTACACCGTCTATATCACTCACGTAGAAGGATTCTGCATCTACACACCCATACAACTCTATCTCAGTGCCTACACCTGGAGTATATAATACACGGTACTCAGTAACGGTATCATGTATCACACACACCTCACGCAGATACTCACGTAGCCACTCTCTATCGGACTCACTAATAGGTACAAATACTTCACACATACTTACCACTCCTTCTATACTAGGTAACCAATAGGTTCCATGATACCCCCTCCGTAGAGGGAGTACTAGCAACTTACTGAATCTTACCAGCTGCACGTAGTGCCATAATAGTACGCATTCTCATAATCTGCTCACTATCTGTATATTCTACAGCTATATCATTATCTAGGCATAGTGTCATAAGTGCCTCCATAGTATAGTCTGCATATTTAGCTTTCTTCTTAGTAGATGGCTCCTTAGGATAGTGGAAGTATAGGATAGCCATACATACTCTCATTCTATGAATCTGTTCATTATCATTAGGCTTATACTCCAATCCTTCTACGCTACACCAATCCTCTAATACCTCTACAGGAAGTTGCTTATAGAATTTTTGTAGCCATTTCTTATCCTCGAAGATACCTACCTCAGGATACCCATTATTCGTAGTAATCCATTCCATAGCGTCTACTTTACCGTTGATATTCACTTTTTTACTCATATCATATTCCTCCTAGCCCTCGTGGGCGATTTTGGTAGTGGGCGGTAACCCCGCCCCCCCTTGAATAAATTATATCACGGGTGGGCGGAATACTCAAGGACGTTCACGGGTATAGGATGGACGGTATCCTTAGCCCTGTTGGGCTTTCTATGGGGGTTACCTAGAAAATCCTTTCAAATAAAGCAATCGGAGTTCGCTTATCAATTACTTTCTCCCCACCAATATACCCAACAACAACCCTTCGCTCATATATCTTTTATACTCAAATTTCTCTCTTCTCTCTCTTTCATATACAAATGGTTCTGACTGATTTTGAAACGAAATTCACAACCGAACAACACACCAAACAGGATTTTTGAGCTACTAGTTTTCTACCCAAATTTCTCTCTGAAGCAGGTTTGAACCCGAAAGCCTTTGCACTCACAAAAGCCCCAAAACGGGCTAAAAGATGCCCTACACCCACAAACGCACAAAAATAGACACCTACTTACTGTAGGTGTCTTGATATGCTTCTAACTGCTTGTCTACTCCTGGATACGTCCATGTGCATGCAGTATACACTAGGTTACATGCTAGGTAAAGGAGCGTACACGCTCCCGTTACCACTAGCACACGCTTAATCGTTCTTGCGGTCTTCATAGTAGACCACCTCCTACACTCACGATACCCTTACGAGCGTACCGCATCAAGTACTCTAGGTTGTTCCTAGCACTCTGCTCACTCACTACTCCAGTACTCATCAGGGGTACTACACTGCCCACTAACGAGTCGTTCACTGCCACGATAGAGGCACAGAACTCTCCCTCCTGCACTTGGTCTAGGATAACCACCCAGATACTCTCAGTGCCCTCGTACTCACGTGCATCACTGCCTACCATACGGAAATAGTGCATCTCACTAGGTGAGTTCTCCTCCAGAATAACCCACTCAGGTACGTACGTTTTAGTTTTACCCACACTTACCACTCCTTTTGTCTAGGTAGCTAAGTAGCTCCAGGATACACACCCCGTAGGGTGTGCACTAGCAGACACTCAGTCCTCGTTCACTACTGCTTGTAGGTCTAGCTCCTCTGCATCCACAGATACTGACACACTAGTGCCGTCTGTACACTTGATACAGATACCCCCACTCACCTCGTCCTCTAACACCTTACTCACAGTCTTACCCTCTAGGGACTTTACAGCTTTCCAAAAGTTGTTCACACTAACCACTCCTTTAGTCTAGGTAGCTTACTAGCTCCATGGGATACCCCCCGTAGGGGGTAGCCTAGCAACCCTAAGCTTTCTCGATGTGACCTGCTGCACGTAGCGCCATGATAGTTCTCATACGCATGATTTGTTCACTCTCAGTGTACTCTACTGCTACGTCGTTGTCTAGGCACATCTTCATAAGCTGTTCCATAGTGTAGTCTGCGTACTTAGCTTTCTTCTTAGCAGAAGGTTGTTTAGGGAAGTGTAGGTAAAGGATAGCCATACACATCCGCATGCGGTTGATAGCCTCACTGTCCTCACAAGGTTTGAACTCTAGTCCTTCGATAGCAATCCACTCCCCTAGTACTACATCATCAAGTTGTTTGTAGAACTTCTGTAGGTCTTTCTTCTCTGTGAAGTGCCCTACCTCTGGGAAGCCGTTTTCCTCTACGTGTTTCACTGCGTCTACCTTTTGTTGTTTTTTAGCCATCTTAATCAGTCTCCTTTTCGCTCTTGAGTTTTTTGTGTAGGTCGTGGGTACCGTCCGTGTGTTGCTCTGGTGTGGTGCCCTCTTCCTCTTGAACTAAGTTTACCACGAACTGGGGTAAAAGTCAAGGACGTTTCCCTACCTAGAGTGGGGTTATAACCTAGCCCTGTACGTTTCTATGAGGGTTAGCTAGAATCTTGCTTCATATAAAGAAGAGCGAGGTATCGCTTCACCACCAGTTCCCCCACCACAACCCTTATCTTTAATATAAATATATAATAATGTTTTAATATTCTCTCTTTCTTATATATTTCCCTTTTAGTATACTAATAATACGATATATGCATATTACACACTTAATATATACACAAAACACAATATACTAAAACACATACTCTCAATATACGAATAATACGATATATACGGACTATATCACAATAACACGATATCCTTGGGGCAGCATACTCTTAATATACGAATAATACGATATACACGGGCTATTAACATCAAGCATTTGCGTGGCGCAGGACAGGGCTTATGCACTGCCTGATACAGCAGAGGCAGCACTAGTGCCTAGGCATTCCAGCAGTCCGTGGGGCAGCACTAGGACGCCTAGCGTCCCCAGAACCCGTGGGGCAGTCTTAGATAGTAATCGACGTTCGTATATCAGATACTCTCTTCACCACCAATTACCCCACCACCAACCTTTCGTACTAAATAGATATAATAACTGCTAATTCTCTATAAGGTTCATCTTTTACCTATGTTCATCTTCCTTCCTCTTTTTCTTTTTGTGCCTTCAACTCCTACAAATATCAACTGTACACATTTTGGTACTGTATGTTTTCTCTCTCTGTTTCATCTATGGTCTCGTTTTCATCGTACGTAGTGTAGGCTTTCGCACTTAAATTTTTTATAAGAGTTTAAAGATATAAATACTTAAAAGAGACTTTAAATATACTCTTTTTTAAATTAAAAAATAAATACTTAAAAGCTTTAAATTACGTACGAAGTACGTAAAGAAAAAAGCTAGCGAGCCATAGGAACGTCCCACCTGCAAGAGACATGTTATAGGATGATGGAGCACCTTCTAACAGTTTTGTAGGAAGGAGAAGATTTGGGACTTGTTCCCTTCTTTTAGAGCAAAGGGGGTTGTGAGCATGGGAGTGTTCAGTAACGAATTGGTACAAAAATTGAGAAGCAAATACTTAGAAATCTGTAGCCATAAGGAGTTGTTGAAAGAGATAACTGGTGTATCAGAATTCAAAGAGGCTGAGAAGGCTATTAAATGGGAGCTAACTAAAGCTAAAGAGCAAATGGCTGAGTTAATGGATAAGGCTCTAAGAACTATGAAGCTAGCTACTAATGTAGAGAGGTTGTGGGATGATTGGTACGTTGTACGTCATGTTAGACCTGGAGGTGAGACAGCTCTAGAGTTAAAGTGTCTAATACCAGGTGAAACCCTAAGACTTCGTAGAGATGGTAGGAATGATAGAGAGTTAACTAGAGCTGATTTGGATATGTATCTTCCAGCAATGGAGAATACCTTCAGTAAGCATTTGTGGCAAGATGAGGTAAAGCTAGAGGTTACTAGATTGTACCCTATCTATGCTATAGAGAAGCCTAAAGCTGAAGAGGTGAAGCCTAAAGGTATAGTAACCCCTGATGGTCATGTGGTAGCATATGAACCTAAAGAGCTAGAGGTAATAGAGCCTAAGCAAGATAACAGTGTAACAGTTCATGCTGGTGGTAGGTTCGTACAACGTAAGCTATTACTACATGTTACATCGTTAGAGAAGGCTCAAAAGCATTTCCTACAGAATGTATCTGAAATCAAGCCAATGATTCTAGAAGCGTTCAATGCTCCTACTACAGAGCTACTGTTTGAAGATGAGGAAGGTATTGCGTACTACTTTGATGCTGATAACTTTGTTTACCTTTGGGGTAAAGCTGACGGTAGAATCATTACTTACTATGAAGAGGACTTTGGCTTTGCCAAGCATATCAACCGTAACATTGTAATACAACAGGTAGAAGAGTTGAAGAATGCCTTTGAGTATTACAAACAACTTCAGGTAGACAATGCTAATGAGCATGAGAGTGCTAAGTCATCCCTAGACTTGCTAGAAGATGAGGAAGCATTACTATTAGCTAAGTTAGAGGCTATCAAGGCTCATAAGAAAGAGATTACTGCATCTCTAGACCTATCAGACAAGACTCTTGCTAGTCATAAGAAAGAGTATGAAGCTGAACGTAATAAGCTATTCCGTAAATCTAAAACGAACTAGGAGGAGATACAATGGCAGGCTATACGTTAGAGAGTTGTAAGGATTGCATACATGAAAAGGTGTGTAAGTTCATTGATGTATTCGAGGAGATGAAGGCTAAGAATATCCCAGTGGACTACGATGACCCAGAACTTTGTACATTGTTTGAAGCTAGTGGTGGAGATGGTACTCCAACTGGAGACTTCCTAACAGGCTTGTTGAAGAATAACCCAGACGTACAGGTAATGTATATGGATGACTTCCTTGGTAAGAGTACTAAGGAAGCTAATGATAAGGCTGTTCGTAATCACCTCAATAAGACAGACCCAGACCTAGCTATTAAACAGATGAACGAGCAATTGTTGTTGGCTGTACGTGACTATCAGGTGAAAGAGGGTGTAGACCCTGATATGGTTAAGTTCAACCCAGAGACCTTAGAGATGGTAGGGCTTGAGCCAACAGGCATTTACTCTGTACCAGGCTTTGGGGATTTAGATGTAGAGTATGATGATGACATGGAGCTAGGCATGTTCTGGCTAGGGCATACTGAAGAAGATGATGAGGAAGATGGAGACTAATAGAATAACTGGTATAACAGGCGTGTATCATTGATACACGTCTTTTTTGTATTTTTTCAAAGAAAGGAGGGATACCATGAAACGTCCAACACTGGTATCAAGCTTATCAGCGTCCTTCCGCAAAGCTACCTTACCTGAGAGTGTAGAGGAGTCTAAGCAAGAGCATAGGATGACAGTCAGAAACCTGATTGATACCTATTTTGAAGACTTGGCTCAAGGCAAGGTAGAAGGGATTAGGAACGCTAAAGAGTTAGCTGAGATTATTAAGCTAGACCTACTTCTTATGGGTGATGTGACTGAGCGTACTGAACAGCTTAGTGACCTAGATGAGGTTAAGATTAATAAGGTGGCTGAACTTATTGACCTTGAAGACCCTGCTATCAGTGGCTTACTTGCTGATATGATGAAGGAGCTTAACAAGGCTAATGACGATGCCGATATGTCGGTGGCTAAGAAGGGGGTGTAGACCCCCTTTATCTATTAAGGAGGGAGAAAGATGCAAATAAGTAAAGCTCAACTGCAAGAGATGCTGATAAACAAGACACCATCTCTATACGCATTAAGACATAGATTCATCAAGGGAAACCCCCTTACATTCCATAGTACGAAGAATGCAATCAAACATAGACCTTGGCAGATAGACATCCTTAATGACCAGCATCCTGATAAGGTAGTACGTAAGTCCCGTCAGTTAGGTCTGTCAGAGATGGCTATCACAGAGTTCACATGGTTCTTGGATACTCATCCAAATACCAAAGCCATGTATACGTTCCCACGTAAAGAGCAAATGGAGGATTTTAGTAACACTCGTATAACACCTATCTTCACTGAATCAGCTTACTTGTCTAGTCGTCTTGACCCTAAGATGAACAACGTTCGTCTTAAAAAGCTTACTAATCAGTCGGTGTTGTTCCTACGTTCAGCATGGGGAAGCGCACTAGGTGAGGGTACCGATATTGATATGTTAGGTCTAGATGAGTATGACCGTATGAAAGATGGAGTAGAGCTAGCCTTCCGTGAGTCTATGAAGTCATCTGCTTATGGTCTAATGAGACGTTGGAGTACCCCTACTATACCTGGTCGTGGGGTGGATTTACTATTCCAGAAGAGTGACCAGCGCTTTTATCATCACAAGTGTGAGAAGTGTGGGCATTGGCAATTTCTTACTGTTGAGGATAACATACTACAGGTCAAGGAGAATGGTATTGATATAGTAAGGGAACAGATACAGGATGGAACGTTCATGTTCATCTGTAGTAAGTGTAAGCAAGCCCTTAATCGTTGGCATCAAGGTGAGTATGTAGCAAAGCACCCAGATGTGCATGAGATACGTGGCTACCACATCAGTCAGTTAGATGCTGTATGGATTAACGCTGATGAGATAATGCGTAACCAATTCCAGTATAAGATTAAGCAATTGTTCTATAACTACGTTATTGGTATACCTTATGCGTCTGAAGGCTTGCTTATCACTGACCAAGACATACTTGCATGTAAGAAGTATGAGGAGCCAATAGGTTACAGGGATTATTCAAAGTATCAGAAGATTGTAGCTGGAGTAGACTGGGGTTACTTCAACTGGATGGTAGTGCTAGGGCTTACTCATGACAACCGTGTAGACCTACTAGACCTGCATTGGGTAGCTGATAACCCTAACAAACCTCTAGAGAGCGTTAACATATTCACAGCCTTACTCAAGCCATTTGACCCTGATGTTATTGTTGCCGATAATGGTTTTGGTGCTGACCGTAACAGTTACTTAATGCAACAGTTCCCTGGTAGGGTATATGCGTGTGACTGGGATACACCAAGGACTTCAATACCTCTTGTGGATGCATGGAATGACAAAGGTAGACGTGTAAGGGTTGACAAGACTACTAAGATGAAGCGTACTCTATACAACCTGAAAGCAAGGTCGATAGGTATGTTTGGTCAGTGTGAGAAGCTGGATATGTTGACTAAACATTTAAAGAACGTGAGAACCATAATGGAAGAGGAAGATGGAGAAGTGTATGAAAGGGTAACACGTGTAGGGGATGACCACTTGGCTTGTTCATTGACATATGCGTATATAGCTCTTGACAGAATACTTGCTCTACATGAGCCTAGTACTAACCTTGATTATGACTTCATGCCTTCTGGTGGTGGAACATTTGGATACGATAGGATGTGATGATATGGAACTGTATATAAACATAAGCAAAGGGATGCACACACTCAACACTGGTAAGCTGACACGTAAGCGTGTAATGGTTAAGGGGAAGAATGGTAAGACGTTCTTCCGTATGCAATGGGTGAATCCATGGGATGCCAGTACTGGTCACGGTATGAGGGCAATTCATAATGAAGACCACTTGAAAGAGGCAATGAGACATGGTATCAATGAGCACCCACAGTATAAGCAATCACTAGCTGCACAAGGGATTCATAGTGAGAGAGCACTGAAAGACAAGTTGCATAGCAAGCAACCAGTGTATCTACCTGAGACTAAGGAGTCAGCTATGGGTGGACAGTTCATAGATAACCACATCAAGCATGGTGCTAACAGGTACTTAGCTATCCATGATGGTGACTTTTTCCAGCATACTGCTATGATTAATGATGCTGGGCATACAGAGTTAGAAGCTGAGCGTATGGGTGAGCTAACAGAACAACTGCCTAGCTCATTCTTACAGACGCTTGATGAAGGCTCTACAATGGACATTGGTTGGGCTACTATGGGCATGAATGGTGCTGATATGGAGAGAGCCAAAGAGCTAACCAAGATGACATATGGTGAGGACAGCCCACAGTACAATGCTGTTAAGAGTATGGAGCCAGACCCAGATAAGCAAGAGCTAGAGCAACCTAAAGAAGAGCCAAAACTAGAGCATGTGATAGAGCCTAAGGATGAGAAGCCTGCATATGGCACACCAGAGGACTACAACCCACGTGAGTATGACCATGATGAGAAGATTGCTAATATGTGGGAGTGGCGTAGGGAAGCAACAGAGAAAGAGATGAAAGGGAAGAACAAAAAGGAAGCAATCACCAAGCATATAGATTTTGATGAGTTAGAGAACATGGACGAGGATACAGTAGCTGACATGTTACAAGACAAAGACACGTACCGCAACCTGCATGACCAACACGAGAGTGCAACAAAGCATGGGCTTAACAGTAGCCTAGACGCTGCTATAGCGTCAGCTAAGGATGTGTTTGGTGACCTATCTCCTTCTGCTATAGAGCATGTGTTCAGCTCTCCTGATGGCAAGTATACCGCTCATATAGAATCAGTCATACCTGATGTGTCTGACTTTGGGAAGGGTAGATACCATGTGGACTGGAATATGACTCTAAAGCTTAAATCTAAGGATGGCTTCAGTGCTGGTCGTGTCATACGTAAGGTTGGGCGTGACTGGGATGGCACACTACTTGTTCATAATGAACTGCTGGATGTGGAGGATGACTACCAGAACATAGGTATTGCAGGCAACCTATATGAGCGTACTGAGCAAATGTGGAAGCATATATCCAAGGGAAACAAAGTGAAGATAAGCATATATGCTAACATTACCATAGGTGCTTATGCCTGGGCTGACAAGAGTAAAGGCTTTGACTTTGCTGACTCCTACGAGCTAGAGAATGCTAGGACAGAGCTATGGAGCTTCATAGAGAATAACGGCTGGGATGCGAATAAAGTAATGAACGCCTGTGGGTATGACAGTGTTGATGAGCTAGAGCATGCTTGGGAGTTTGCTGAACTGGATGACGGTTACAGGTATGACCTAACACCTCATAACTTCCATGACCTCAAGGGTGAAGCCCACTTAGGCAAGGCATTCATGCTCACTAGTAAGTCCTCATGGGAAGCTGAGAAGCATATCAACCTTGATGGCAAGGCGCACCAAGAGAATATACGTGATAACAAGGTTGATGACTACCTAGCTGACACAGGGCAAGAGGATTTAAACTATGAAGACTTAGAGGACTTAGACGGCATTGATGAGGATGACGAACTACCAAGTATGTCTGGTCTATCCACATATGAACAGGTTATGTTAATGCGAGGAGGAAGGGGATTACCAGGATGAGTGATAAACTGAGACAGTTCAAGAGTGTTAAGCCTGTGCATAAGCATGAGGGCAAAGAGGGGTTAATCAAGACTAAGGATGGCAAGACAATAAGAGATGACAGCTGGCTACACCCTAGTGCTGGAGTGAAGCCAGTGAATCCAGAGGTACGGGGTGGGTAGGCACCACCCCCCTATTACCAAACCCCCCACCCCCTAAAGTTTTCTTTTTTGGCGTAGGTAGGAGTCCCGTTTCCTTTTGGAGTCTCACACCAGCCCCAACCCGACCACTCTACACGCCACATCTAAACTTTTGCAATCCCCTATCTCCCCCTGTTCTTCCCATATCCCCCCGACACTCCCCAAATACACCCCCTACCCCTTTTCTACAACCCCCACCCCCTTATTTCTCCCCTATAAAAAAGTACGTCACCTCCTTTTTCGTATAAAAGAAAACTTTTTTCTTTTGCATTCTTTTTAGTAAGGAGGGAAGAGAACATGCATACGATTCAACCACCAGAGCACACCCTATACATCAACGGTATAATCATTCCGATAGTTATACCTGGAGACATGAAGATTCAAGTGCGTAATAAGACAGTGTATTTCCAAGTATACCGATTGTACTTTCCAAAGGAGCTTATGGGAGTACTGACTAATCACGTATGGGCTGATGGATGCCTAGACGTAGACATGGGATATGAGCCTTCACCTTATGCTGGTGAAGAACCTGAGAAGCACTTTTCTAGGTTTGAAGGTAGAATAGCCATTAGTAGCTACACTGAGAAATGGGTAGACCTAGATATGTTGGTTTTGAACAACGTATCATTTACATTACATTTATATTAGGAGGAGTTAATATGGGAATTACTGTTACTGACAAGAGTACACTTCACATTAATGATGTGGAGATAGACCACGAGGGATTAAGGCTGGAAATGGCACCAAATGGAGGGGCTATCATCCATGTCAAGTCTATGACATTGCCTGAAGAAGACTGGAAACAGTTACAAGGAAGTAAGGCGAAGATAGCTGCTACACATACTAAGAAAGTGGTCACCGAGGGCAGTAGAGGAGTCTCTTCCATAGCAAACAGAGCATTTAGCGGTAAGTTAGCTTCTGTTAGCTACTACTCAAGGCACACACTAGACCACATGGATACTATAGGTGGAGTTACCCTTAGAGTAAACCCTAGTTGGGTGGTGGAGTAATGCACGTAACTCACAGTGTACTAACGATTGATGGGTTAGACATTCCCCACGTAGCTGAAGAGATGCTGATAAGTGGCAAGGTATTTCATGTACAATTTGTAGGAGATGGTGGGGCTAAGGTATTTAATGACCATATAACCATCCCTACCTACATCTATGAGAGACAGGCAGAGGGATTACCATTTAAGCTAATTCGACACTATAACTTTGGAGCTACTACTGGGGCTATTACTACACAAGGAATGCTTAGACGTATCAATTGTGAGAGTAGCCACAATCCCACAGAGGGTAGTATTCATCTGAGTAAAGCTGTATTTAGAATAGAGGAGGCACTCTAATGGAAATAACCACACTAACAATTGATGGAGTAGATATACCACATGCACAAAAGAAGGATTTAGTACTGGGCAAGCCTTTCTACATGGAAAGAGTCAATGGGGATAGTTGGGATATCTTCACTCACTACATTACCCTACCTGCTGATATCTATGATAAGCTAAAGGACAAATTACACTTTGCCCTTATACACCATACACATGGTGTGGGTATGACTCCATACACCCTACACCAAGGCTTTACGGAGTACTGTGCTGCGACCTCTGTAGAACGTGATGGTGATAAGGTTCATCTACGACAAGCACGATTCCGTATTGTGCCTTATCTAAGACCTTGGCAAAAAACTTATTTGGAGATGAATATATAATGGCTAATCAAGAAGTAGACTTATCATTCATGACAGAATTCAGAGTGGACACGGAGATAACACCAGAGACTCACCTATGGATAGCAGGTGTGGCAGTTCCTCACCAGATAGAGACACAGATAACGTCCCTATACAGAGGTACTTGCAACCTGAAGATTAAGAGAATGGTCGTCCCTACTCCAGTAATGGACTGCTTTATGCAAGCTGAGACAGTCAGCTTTAAGCTGGTTAGTGCTCATGGCAAGCACGTTCTAGAGGGGGATTGTTGCTTAGACACCTGTGTGGAAGGTGGCAGTAGCGACCACTTTAGAGCTTTAGAGAACGTAGTACTAACAATCAGACCCAAATGATACGAGGGAGAGGACTTTTGGTTCTCTCCTTCTTTTAATGTGAAGGGAGGGGGAGACGATGAAGCATGACAAACCAGAAGGTCTGCTAGAGGAAGTGTGCATGATACTCTCAATCATAATTATCTGCACAATACTATGGACTATGTCGTAAGGAGGAAAAATAATGAGTAAGTATAAGGGTGCACACCCTTGCCTGTATTGGCACTTAAAACCAGGGTATTTCATGTTCTGCACTACTGGTGAAAGAAAGTGGGTTAAACTGTTTGGGATACCCTTAATTAAGCTAAGAAAGTGGGAGATGTTCGAGGTACTGGATGTGTCAGATAGACGTGATGGCATGATAACAGTACATGTTAAAGGTACTGAATCTGGTATGGAAATGAAGTTTACTCGTCGTAGTACAGCAGAGACAAGCTATTATGTAGTAGAGAGCACGGAAATCATTAAGAAAGGTGTGATTGATGTATGAAGAAGACATTGTTGTTGGTAGGTTGTGTAATGGTACTGGGGGCTTGTGACCCACCTAAACCTCCTGAGTATAAGGAGACCCCACAAGGATTTAAACCTATTGGTCAATATGAGGAGTCCCCATACAGAACAATTAAGCTAGAAGACAAGGAAACAACTTGCAGATACTTAATAACTGATGATGGTTATATTACTCCTGATTTAGTACAACCTGCTAAGTGCAAAGGATTGATGAAAGGTGAGTAGGATTATGATGCCATTCTTTGGTAATGTTGGGGATAATGGTGAGGACAGAAAGCCTAGTAAACCGAGGGAGGTTAGGAATATGACAGAGAAAGAGTTTAGAGTAGCAGTATTAAAAGGTCTTGTGGCAATCGAACATGCAGTCCGTACTCAAAGAAGACACTACTGGGCTAGTGACATGGAAATGTATGTGCGTCAGGCACAGTCTATGGTAGAGAAGGAGGAAAAGAAGAGTGAATAGTATTCTAACCATAGGTTCCATAACAATAATTCTACTATGTGTACTAATTGTGGTTGCTCTACTATGTTATGATGGGTACAAGTGGATTAAAGCTAAAAGAAGGAGGAAGAAGCATGAAAAAAGCCGTAAAGGTGTTAGAAGCTCTAATGTATGGTAATATTACCGTGAAGATGGATGGTCATGAATTAGTGTACTCTAGAGAGCATGAAGGGGTATTCATTAAAGGTGAGAAGTTCGAGCATGGGCAACCCGTAGAGCAAGGCAAAGGTACCCCAGTGCTACTAAATGCCGACTTTGACCTTAACTATTTCATTCGTAAGTGTGAAGAGATGCCTGACCATGAGATACTGGGCATTTGTGGCAGTCTAGCACTGACTAAGCAAGTCCATAAGAAGAGAAGGGGTGTAGGGGATGAATAAACAAGCTTTCTGGTCTGCATTTGCTGGGGTAATATGTTGCATACTTGCTAGTACAGGAACATGGGCACTCTTGGATTCCCTCTATGATAAAGGTTATGAGAAAGGCGTTAAGGCAGGTATTGAGCAAGGCAAGGAACAGACTATGAAAGACATCGAACTTAGCTACGATATGTGTGTTAAGAAGAAAGGAGAATAACATGAAGATTGGACAAGTAATATTTGCCCTAATGTTAACTATCTGCATAGGTATGACATACTTCACAGACAACATGGCAGTTATAACTTTAGTTATCATTATTAACTGTATCTTCGCTCTGTATGTGCTGAAGAATGAGGATTTAGCCTACCCTTCTACATTCCTGGCAACAGTTGGTATACTGGTTGGGTTGCTGGGGATGTGTTTAGCGGCTATACTTGGGAACTACTACCTCATGATTCTTGCACTACCTTGGAGCGGTATGATGGTGGTTGGATTTATATTAGTACTAAAAAGATAGGAGTGGATGGTAATGAGAACAATGCCAATGGAATTGGTTACTGTCGATGGAGAGCTACTGAACAAGCATAGTGATGGGGAGAGAAGGCACAGGTCTACAAGGGATAATAATAAGCACTATGATTGGACTAATCCTCTAGCCTTCGTACCAAGAGAAGGTGAGCTATTAACTTATAAGAAATTTAGTCGAGAAGGAACTGGAGAGGAAAAGACCTATCGGGTTGTTCGGGTGGTATATCATACTGAGGAAGATTGTAACAACTCTTATAAGGGTTGGGTTGAGATTCGAGTTAGTGAGGTGACAGGAGCATGAAGCCCTTTCTAAGTGAGAAGTTTCATGTAGACCCAAATAATGCTTTCCAGATGATAGGCATTACCCTAAAGTTTTCATCTCACATGGAAGCACAATACTATCATGACACAAACCCAAAGCCACCTGTACAGGTGGACAGTTTAGAGGGGTTTATCAAGATACAGCAGCATAGTAAGAATATTGACGAATCTTACCGATTATTCGGTGAAGCTAGGCGTTACCGTTCTGCACTGACTACTCATGATGTAGGTATCCGTGAATTGCCTATGGAGTTGCAGGAGAAATTAGTAAATACGTGGGCTGAAGTGGAGAAGTATCTACGTTCTAAGACAGAAAGGGTGGAAGGATAATGTTAATAGCCAGGCTAACACTGTTATTTACCATTCTTGGTATGATGGGTGGAGCAATCTACCTATTCACTCAAGGAGGGTGGGGTTACTGCTTTGGGTCTATCTTGATGGTAGTGGCTGCATACTTCGCAGAGGACTTCTATAATGATGAGAGCAAGAAACCAGTCATGATGATTATAGACAATAAAGGAGACTGGAAACCAGTAAAAGGAGATGAGACAAAATGGAAATAAGAATCCCAGTTGTAAAGAAAATAGAACGAGCTACCCCTCTACCAGAGAGGGTTGGAACTATTATAGTTGATAATGAATCTGAACGAGTATACCTGTTAGCAGTAAATCCTGATGACCAAGATACCCCATATCTGATGAGTCTGGCTGGAGATAGTTATTACTCTATAGCTAGGAACTATTCTGAACCTTGCGAAATGCTGACCTATGGAGATATTGAATGTACTCTAGGTAGTGACTTCACACTGTACACAACGGAAGAATATATGCTAGACTTAGTAGCAAAGAAAAGACAAAAGCGCTCTTAGGAGTGCTTTTTCTTTTGGTATGAGACTTTTTCCATATAAAGGAAATTAATAATTGCTGGACGATACTAATTGAGGAGTGGATGATATGCAAGTAGTTAAACCTGAAGTTGCGCCATCTGATGTAAGGATTGAGGCTGGTAGTATTATTGTTGAGAATGGTGGGTTTGGTGCTACATATTTAGTTACTGAGCACATTCAATATAAGGACACTAACCAAGCAGGGCACACAATAGACGGAACTCTGTTACAGAACTTTAATGGTACTAGTGGTCATTTGATTAAGAACAACATCCCACCTATAGCTGTACATGACATTGAGCAGGCTTTAGGTAGCACTTTTGAAGTATTCACTGCTGAAGAGTATCTGTTACAGTTAGTTAAGAAATAGACCCCTAGTGGGTCTTTTTCTATGATATGAGCTGTCCATTCAGGATATGAATTTTATACTTGATTACAAATAAGGAGGTATTCTCATGCCAAAACCATATCCTGGTTCTAAGTATATTCCTGGTTTAGGAAAGCAAGTCAAAATCATGGGTAACGAGATTGATGTACCTAGTGTGAAAACCGCTTTAGGTTTAGGTGGCACACCTGCTAAAATCGTTCCTACTGACATTGACATGGCTAAGTTGTTAGTCGAGCTAGACAAGACTTACCAACGAAAAGCGTAACCGCTTAAAAAAGACTACTCTTAAG